CTGCAACACGGTCAACACAACCGGCCAGGTTCCTCCTCAACAAGTACAGATGCAAAATCCACATTTTCGTTGCGGAACGTCGAAACGGTTTCGCACTGTGCGGGATTCGGGGACCGGTCAGATTGGACAAACCGGTCAGATTGAACAATTCGGGTTGGCTATGTCCCCTCGAACATGGCAGAGACATGTGGATGAGAATACCGGATGAGGTCCGGCCGCGTGAACCTGTATGCAAACACTGTCAACGCATCTGGTTTCTACAGTTCGACAGCCAGACGACGCCGGAAGCTGATGAACGTTCAACGTTTAAAGGGGACATGATCTCCCCTGTTGATGTTCGCGAAATCCCCGGCCGAATGTTTCGGGTGAAAGGTGAACGGGATATTTACACGGTGACAGTGCCGCAGGATAAAGGGTTAGCGAACGTCTGCACCTGTATGGCTGCGAAAACAAACCCTACCGTAGCGTGTAAACATCAGGTTGCGGTTGTGAAGTTGTGCCGGTTGGGGAATGAAAGCAGGGGGGAGGGATGATGGGTAGGGAACAGAACCAGATTCACGATCTGCTAACCCGTTGGGTTACAACCGCAGACATGGCCGAGCTGATCTGCACCGTCTGGCCGCAAACTGATTTGAAACCTCGAACCCCGGCACAGTGGGATTTCCGACGGAGAAACGGGCAGAACCGGCCGACGCAAACCCTACCCGACCCTGATACGACTGTAGGCCCCACCAGACGACCCCTGTGGCGCGCCTGGGTGATTGTGCGATGGTATGCCGAGAGGGAAGGGAAAATGATCCCTGAGCGGCTAGCAGAGGTTATAGAGGCGATAGAGGCGCGGGAGAAGGGGATAGGGGAAGGGGCAAGGGAGTGATCGGTGGGGGGATAGTGATCGGCGGGGGGATAGTGATCGGGGTAGTGACCGAACAGGCAAGCATCACCCGAGGGCTACTACCGGCCTCAGTTGAAATCAGTGCCCTAATCGGATTGGCGCTCCTAATCGTGCTACCGATCATGGGCAGAGTTGAACGATGGCTGGAACGGTTACTAACAGAAGTTGAAGCTAGAGATCGGGCGAAAGGGAAAAACGGTTGGATGAGAGGGGAAGATGATGAGAAGGGAAGATGAGAGGGGAGAAGGACGATTGATATGTGACAGCCAACCGCCCAGCTTCCTCGACGCAGTATCTGACGATCCGCCCACACCAACTGTTTGCGAATGTGACGATGGTGGGGTGGATAGTGGTGGGGGAGAAAGGGAAGTAGGTGGTGGGCTGCCGACTGTCCGGCTGGTTGACAGATACGGGGTGGTGTTTGAATGTGAAAGGTGCGGCCGGGTTGAGGAATGCGGATACGAATGAACCCTTCTATATCCCTATATCGCGCGCGCTGTAATGCCAGGTGTTTTCACCATGGCATGACGGCACCACGACGCGCCTTAGTAAGCTCCTGGCATGATGGCATAAGAGTAATACCCCTGGTCAGGGGGTTGCGAGTAATACGTTTTAGGAAAGTGATGGCATGAGAGTGCGCGTGTTTTCGAAATCGTAGTAGAGTTGCTACAAGATCGTAATACCGACGCGGTGTCGGCAAAAACGAGAAAAGGGTAGGTGGAGTTGGCATAGAAGTAATATTGGTGAGGGTTGGTGGAGGGTTGGAAGAGGGTTGGGTAAAAGCTGGGAGAAGGCTAGAGAAGCAGCGGATCGAGACAGGAGAACAATGACATGGGTGACACGATGAATGAGACGAACAGAGACCGATGCATGGCCTACCGGGATAGTGAATCTGGCCTCATACCTTGCGTGAAGAAAGCCAGATGGGTAGTTGAACCGATGCCAGACGGCTGCCACCAAGACGCGGAACCACGACTGTCATGCAACCAACACCTCTACTACTTCATGCATCGAGGAATGGACTGCACCGGATCGTGGGTCCATCTGCTCTGACTGCTACACACGGAACGCTTTAATCGTCACCGCAGTCACCGCGCTGTAATCGATGTACACGTTCCCCGCGTCCGCCCCCGAAACCTGATTGTACGGTTTCTGCGGAAACGGTCCGATGTAGCCAACCTGACCGGCAGGGATAACCATCGTCCGGTCACCAACTGCAAGATCCCCCTGCAACACTTCACCGGTCGGAATCGTGATCGTTTTTGCTGCCGCATCATCGTTTCTGATTTCGAGAAACACACGGCCGTCGTTGGCGAACATGTGACCGCCGACAACCGCGACCTGAAACGTTGGGTTGACCACCCCAGCCTGGCTGAGTGCAGTCGGAGTGGAAAGAAGGGCGTAAGCCATAGGAGTAACCTTTCTGAATGGAGGGAGAATATGGAAGACTGGAAAAGAGGGTAGTCGAAAAGTGTTGAAGGTTCGAACAGGCCCGGCCGGTTGAAGAAGTCAGAACAGTTGCAGAAGTCAAGATGGTGGCTGATGTAGTAGCTAATGTGGTAGCTAATGCAGCGGCTAATGCAGCGGCTAATGGTGGGTGAAAAACCCGGGGGAAAAAGGGGGACCGTAAGACGGGACTCGCTAAGGTGGTTGACACCCAACCGTCGCGCAACCGTGTAACATCCACATCCGACGTGATTAGGAGCAACCGTGCATGTAGTCTCAGGCGACGAATCCCCAAAGCCGCAAACTTCCCGTACATCGTTCATCATCAACGAATACTGGCGGGAATGGGTCGAGCAGGAATCTTTACGACTAAACGCATCGAAATCGTCCATCTATCTGACTGCACTAGCCGAATATAGGGAACGGCAAGAAGGGGCCGGAGGGGCCGCCTGGGACACTGTAGATGATGATGTGAGCTACGACCCGCACCATTTCTACACCCACAGTCAAGATAAGAAAGGTCACAGTTTCCATCTGCGAGTCAACCTGCCGAAACCCCTCGCCGGGGCCGCAGGGGCACTGATCCAAACCGGACGGATACCGCAATACCGGACAATTGAAGACATCGCCCGAGACGCGTTCTACCACCGGATCAAACAGATTTCACGGGCCATCGACGATGACGAGTTGGAAGAAGCTGTGGATATGGCAATGTTGATGGCCGACGAGTTGCAGCTCATGGCGAAAGAAGACGAAGCTGAGTCGTATATCGCCGCGGTTCGAACCAACGTGGAACGGCTATGGCAAAGACGCGAATGGGCTGCACTACGGAAATATCTGGCAGATAAAGACGCGGTAGTCGACTCGATCCCGAACCCGTACAGCGGCGAACTGGAAGACATTATCAGAGACTATCGGAAGAAGATCAATCGGGGAAGGAAACGGGTAAGGGAATAGAAGGGGAAGGGGAAGGGGAAGGGTAAGGGGGGTAAGGGGGGGTAAGTTTTCTTGACTACCCCTGCTATACTGCCACTATTATCTATCTTGGACGTGGAGATTGTGGAGACGTGGAGACGTAAACATGTGGAACTGTTTTGAGTAGAGACCAGTGGGCGACCGTCAGCTCAACCCCGGTAAAAGCACGCGCATCGCTGACTAAACGGGCTAAGAGGCGTCGCGTCGTGAACTTGGGTGACTCCCAATGGCAGATAGAAGGGGACAAGAAGCTAGGCGACTCGTACCCCCAATACCATGTTGAGATGCGTGACGGGGAAACGAAATACCGATGTAGCTGCCATACCAGTAGCTACGGGGAGACGAGACGAAAAAGCATGTGCAGCCATGTGTTAGCTGTAGTGCTGTGTCGCCGCGGCAAAATGGACTATTGGGAAGATAGGGGGAAGGGGGAAGGTGAGGGGGAAGATGAGGGGAAGGGTAAGGGAAAAGGTAAGGGAAAAGGTAAAGGTGGGGAGAAAAAGGAGCAGGGGAAAGGGCAACAGTTTTTAGAGATACGACGCGGCGAGGAGGAAGGCGAGAAAAGGGATAAGGAAAAGAGCCTGTCCGCATCATCCTCCCCCCCTTCTCTCTCATCTACCTCCAAACTCCTCAACAACCTTCCTGTCGACCCGCCGTCCCTGTCCCATCCGATGTTCGGCAACATCCCGATGCCGCCACAGTTCACCGAGTTTCGCGACGGCCAGTGGCAGGCGATACGGGAAATCATCGGCCATTACAACGATGGGCGTAAAGTCGTGTTCCTGTCCGCGCCTACAGGATCAGGGAAGACGATTATCAGTGAAATGGTGCGAAGGCTACAAACCGGTAATCGCCCCACCCCGTTTGTTTGCACCACCAAATCGTTGCAAAACCAGATAGCCGATGATTTCCCGTACAGTGAAATGGTGAAGGGCCGCGGGAACTATCCGACGGAACTGCGACCTGACCTATCCACAGAAGATTGCGACGGGTCGTGGAGTGAAGGGCCAACATCGTGCTCATGGTGTCCGTCGATGCATAGCTGCCCGTATCAGGTTGCTAAAGACCGGGCGGCGAGGGCGCTGCTAGGGGTTTTAAACACCGCATACTATCTGTATGAGACACGTAATGTTGTGTCACAGTTCGTCGGTCGTGACCTGGTGATAGTCGACGAAGCTGACACGATCGAGCAGCAACTGATGGGGCATGTTGAAGTGGTGATCGGACCGCATGTTCGCAGACAGCTCGGGGTTGGCACGATTCCGAAAAAGACTGTCGCGACCGATTGGGCACGGTGGCTAGTTGACGAAATGTTGCCTGCCATCACTGAACGGCAAGACGAGATGAGACGGCAACCGTCCATGTTCGGCAGCGCGGTGAAGACAGGGCGGGAAAGGAAACGGTTAGGGCGGCTCAAAGGGCAGATACGTCAAATGTTGGACCGTCAAGAAGGGGAAGACGGGCTGGACGGCTCATGGGTGCTAACCGGCTATGAGCGGGCCGAAAGGGACAGCGACGCGGTGCTAGTGTGGAAACCGATTCGGGTTGATGACGTCGCAAACGATGTGCTGTGGCGAACCGGAAAAAGGTTCCTGCTGATGTCCGCCACACTGATCTCCCCGCAGCAGATGGCGCAGGATCTTGGATTGGAAAACCACGAATGGGCGCATGTCGAAATGGCATCCACCTTCCCCGCGGCCAGCCGACCCGTGTTTAACGTCGGGAAGACCCGGGTGACGATGAAGACGAAAGACAAGGCGTATCCGATTCTGGCGGAACAGATCGGAGAGGTATTAGATGCGAATTTGAACGCGCGGATACTGATCCACACTATCAGCTACGAGTTGACACGATACCTGTACAACAGTCTTGACAACAGTCGTGTGATGACATATTGGAACGCGAAGGAACGGGATGCGGCTTTAGCCCGGTTCCTGGAAGGTAAAGACAGTGTGATGCTGGCCCCATCGTTTGAACGTGGCATTGACCTGCCGGGTGACGAATGTGAAGTGATCGTGATCGCGAAAGTGCCATACCCGTATCTGGGGGACAAGATGGTGAAGGCGCGAATGTATGCGCGCGGTGGCAAGACATGGTATGCGGTTCAAACTATCCGTGCCATAGTGCAAATGACCGGTCGGGGAATGAGAAGCAAAGACGACTGGTGTGACACGTATATTCTTGACCAGTCTTTCCTCCGACTGTACCGCGACAGTCAGCATCTGTTTCCCAAATGGTGGAAAGAGGCGTTGGTGTTGTCGAAGAACAATCCGAAATCCAAACCATTGGTTAAAGCTGCCGAGGCTAGGAGAAAGAATCGGAACAAACATGCGATATAGCTTCACAATGCGTGATGTGTCTGCTATGCTTAGTATCCCTTCGCTAGGTGCGTTCAGGACCGGTGAAGGTGACGGGAGATGCGTGGGAGATGTACAGGAGATGCAACAAGAACGTGGGAGGTGCATGAGTAATTCCCCATGATGGCAGGGGTAACAGCCATCATTGCAAATGTCATGATGATGAAAGGACATATATACAATGTCAGTAGATGACTGGGGAACTACCTCCGGGTTGCTCGACGACTTCGATTTGAAAGTCAAAAACGCCTGGTACGGTCCCGACGAGGAAAGCGACAACCAGGAGAAGATCTTCCTGTTCCTGAGCGGCCCCGCATATCAGGACGGCGAAGAGATCGACGAAGAGTACAGCGAAAGGTTCGGCACCGGCAAAGGCTGGGAAGTTGTTGACGAAGGGGCCGCAGTAGAACACGGCTCCGGAAGGAACAAGTTCATCCGAAGCAGCGGCGTCGGCAGACTGATCGATACGGCTGTAGGGCTAGGCGACGATGTTGCCGAACTGCTCGGGTCGCGCGGGGCACCATATGAGGCGAAAGTGTTCGACGGGTTGACAATCCACTTCGAACGCCGTGTCGTCAGCAAATGGAAGAACGACGATGGTGACGAGATCGTGTGGGAAATGCCGCTCCCAACCAGCATCGTCGCGACGAAGAGCAAGGTGAAAGGTAAAGGCAAGGCGAAGGGTAAGGGCAAGGGTAAGGGACATGCGAAGGCTTCGAGTTCGAGCAAGCCCAAAGCTGACGTCAGCGAAAAGGCGTTGCGGCGGAAGCTCCTAAAGCTCGCAGACGACTATGAAGACTTCGACGAGTTCGTAGACGCAGCACTCGAAGCGTACCCTGAGGTGGAAGACTTCGACGACCTGCACGCCGACCTGTTGGACGAAGACGGGATTTTCAGCAACGGGTAGAGGGGGTAGGGGACAGGTAGAGGATAGGTAGAAACGGCTGCGACTACAATGAGAATTGGTGGGCCGGGGAAAGCGGAAAGGTTGACTCACTCCCCCCCCTTGGTGAGATAAAACCATCCGGCGATTCAGGTGAGACAGGAAGCTTACGGGAAGCCCCCCGAAAGTTCCCGAAGTTCCCAACACACCTGCCCCGGCCCACCAGCCGAAAATAGAGAGAGAGATGCTGATGGCTGAAACAAACGAACCGACCAGCGCTACAGGAAACGTCAAGGGAAACGTCAAGGGAAACGTCAAGGGAAACGTCAAGCCCAGTGGAAAGTCGGGGGCAGGCAAGGCAGGTAAGCCAACAGGTAAGGCGCGGGCCAGGGGAACCGCAGCCGTATCCCCCACCAACCGGCGTACCAGATCCACCAAGCCGGGGACGTTCCTCAACATGCTGATAAACCTGATGGACGAGGAAGGGTTGACCGAAGGTGACCCGATCGGTGGCGTTATTGACGTGCTCGAACGGACCATAATCGTTGAAGCGCGTGGACGGTCAGCGGCGAAGTAAGCAAGGTTGGTAAGGTCAGCTTCCCGAAGCCCAGATACCGGAGGCTAGGGAAGCATATAGGAACTGTGGGGTTAAATATCCGGCTGCGTGTGTCTTCCACGCTTGTTCGACCCCACAGTTCCGAACATAGAAGGAGACTGCGACGTGAGTGACAATCGGCCAATCGGCTACCGCGAAAACGACACTTCCATCTACCGAGCTTCCGGTTCCGGCACTTGTGTCCGTGCGATAGTCGCCGCGATGCAAGGATACGCGGAGAACCGTTCCCAATTTGCCGACCGGATAATGAACACCGCCGCAGCCGAAGGGGTCATGCATGAGCCGGTGATTATCGAAGCGTTACGGGAAGCAGGCTGGAAGATCCACAGTCAACAGGATCAGGTTGACGTGAAAATCATCCCCCGCGTCTTCATCCGTTTCCACCCCGACGGGCTGGGTCGACCGCCGCGTGCCCGCAAAGATCGGGTGATTGAAATCAAAACGATGTCGAAAGCGCGGTACAAGAAATGGTTGAGTTTCACCGACGCGACCACCGCCCTCATGTCCCCCGAGTTTGTCAAATACGGGTATCAGATCAGTATCGAAATGCATCACTATGGGCTTGAAGCCGAATATGTGGTGAAATGTCGCGACAGCGGCGAGATGAACATTCAACATGTTTCGACGCCACCGGTCAGTTGGAAACAGATCCGGCGACGGATTATCGAAGCGGAAAAGTGGCGGAAGAAGAACGAGCTGCCACCGTGCGACGTGGAAGCCAGCGAAAAGTTCTTCTGCCCATACCCGTATCTGCACGACGACGACAACCCGTTCGGTGTGGAAGATGATGTCGGTAGTGACCCGATCGACGATGTGACCAACGCGGTGCTAGTCGGCTTAGCTGAACATCACAGTGAGCTGAGCAAAGTGATGGCGCGAGGGAAAATGGCGGAAGAGGAACGCCGGGATGTGAACAAGAGGATCAATGAGATCGTCGCGAAAGGGACAGTGCGGATCGTCGGCGGTTGGCAAATCAAAGGCCAAGGCGGGTCGCGTGGGTATCTGAATGTGGGGAAGCTGGCTGAAAAGTTGAAGATGGAAGAAGTGAAGTTGAAAGAGACGATCGAGCAGTGCAAAGATAAGAAAGAGTACCGGTACCCGTCGGTGAAGAAAGTAGGTTGAGATGTTGCAGCCACATCCGGATCGGAACGCACCGGAACGACATCTGATCTACGGTGCGGAGAAGGTAGGGAAATCAACCTGTTGGGCTGATTTCATCGCGAACGCTATCAAATGGGGATATGACGGCACTATTCGCATCATCGACACGGACCATACGTGGGACAAGATGGCTGACCTGTGGTTCCCGAAAGTGGAGAAAAGCGGACTGGTTGAAGTCGCCCAGCCATACGATTTCCGCGACGCGTTGACAATCGCCCGGGAAATCAGTCGGGCAAGCAAAAAAGGTGACCTGATCGTTGTCGACATGTTGGATTGGGCGTGGGAGGAAGCCCAATATTTCTACGTCCGTGAAGTGATGGGGGACGAACCGGAAGACTACTTTTTGGCGATGCGAGCCGAAGTGAAAAAGGCCGAAGCGGCCGGTAAAGGCCACAAGGCGCAGTTCGGCGGCCAGGAAGGCATGGACTGGATTTTCATCACCAAAGTGTATAAGCAGTTCGAACTGCCGTTGACGATGAAAACGAGGGCGCACACGATCGGGGTTACAACAGAACGGAAAATCGATGTGAACCGGGGCGGCACATCGGACCAGATCAAACGGTACAAGATTGCGAATTCGATGGCCCCGGTAGGTCAGAAAGGCATCGGACATCGCTACGACACGATCACGAGGATGCTGAAACGGGCCGACGGGAGCCGACAGATGGTGATGGTAGGGGACCGGACGAGGGAAGACGTGTGGGAAGAGAAGGTGGGGAGTAGGACAATAGACATTGGGGACATGCCACAAAATGCGTATGTGAAACAGTATTTGAGGCGGATAGGCGGCTGGGAGATAAGGCAAAGGAAGCAGAAGAAGCGAAGGGTGAAGAGTGAAAAGTGAGAGAGGATAGACGATGAGTGTTCTTATCTCCCCCACCGAACCTCAACAGCTACGACAGCAGCTAGACGATATCGGTTCAACATCGTCTGAGCCGGAACGGCACGGCTGTGACTTTCTAGTGCTCGCCGGGAAACACCGGATCGGGATACAACGCAAACAGTTCCCAAACGACCTGCTCAACTCTTTAGACGACGGACGGCTATATCAACAGTTGCAAATGATGGGCGGGTTGAAGCAGGTGCTGCTGGTGTTAGAAGGCTACGGGGAGTGGACCAGCGACGGGGTGCTACTAGGGGATAGCTGGTCGCGGCTCACATTGCATCAACTCCACGGCCTGTTCTTCACCCTCATGTTCGAATTCGGTGTGCCGGTGCTGTGGGTGCGAGGGTTGACAGAAACAGCCGACCTGATCAGGTCGTTAGAGAAATGGGTGAAGAAAGGGAAACACACCAGTTTGAAACGGCGGCCAGGGCCGACCAGAAATTCGTGGGGGAAAGTCGGGGATCAAGGATTCGGGTTGCATGTGTTGCAATCGTTCCCCGGTATCGGACCGGACATGGCGAAGAAAATGTTGGATGCGAACGGCGGGATGGTGCCGATGACATGGACCATGACATATGAGGAAATGTTGGCGATAGACGGGATCGGGAAGAAGACTGCTGAAAGGCTACAGGAGGCGCTGTGAGTGTACTGTCGATGGGTGAGCGGAGATACAACGGGTTGAAGCTGGCTGCATCAATGTTGAAGCCGAGAAGTCAAACTGATCGGCCGCCGACCGCGAAAGAGCTGATTGAATACGCGGAGGAACTAGCTGAATATATGTATGAGGGTAAAAGGGCTATGAAGCCTACAGGAGGGGAAGATGCCTAAGAGACTCACCCCCCATGTTTTATCGTGGGCCGACAATCTTGAAGACAATGTGGTCGAACAGGCAACCCGTAGTGGTGACATGCCTTTCGTGTCGCCCCATGTCGCTCTCATGCCTGATGCTCATCTTGGCATGGGAGCAACAATAGGGTCGGTGATCCCGACCCGAGGGGCCATCATGCCTGCCGCAGTAGGGGTAGATATCGGTTGTGGCATGATTGCAGTAGAAACCACCCTCGACGCTTCCGATCTGCCCGACGATTTAGGACCACTCCTGTCACATATTGAGCAGACAGTTCCGGCCGGTGTTGGTAAAGGCCATCAACATTCCAATATGGGGGATGCGTGGATACGTGCCAATCCGAACGAGTCGGTGGAAGAATGCGGTTTGGAGCAACGCACCGTCAACCAGTTCGGATCTCTAGGTTCCGGCAACCACTTTGTTGAAATCTGTCTTGTCGAAGCCCTCTATGAGGAAAATCTTGTTGCCACGTCTGGCTCCGATCCGGGTGTTTGGGTTGTGTTACATTCCGGCTCTCGCGGTGTGGGCAATATTTTGGCTCGGAAGCATATCGAGACAGCTAAGGGAGATATGAAGCGTCGGTTCATTCAGCTTGATGATCCGGACCTGGCCTATTTCGTTGAAGATACTGAGGAGTTCACCCACTACATCGAAGACCTCATGTGGGCGCAGAGATATGCTTTAGCTAACCGGGAAGCGATGATGGATGCAGTACTTGACGCGATAGCAGTTGCTGTCTCCAAAGAGAAGCTTGATAGCATCTCAGAACGTCGCCGCATCAACTGTCATCACAACTATATCGCCCTTGAAAATCACATGGGGCGGAACCTGTGGATCACCCGTAAAGGAGCTATCCGCGCCCGCGTGGGTGATTGGGGAGTTGTGCCAGGGTCGATGGGCACCAACAGCTTCATTGTGAAAGGTAAAGGCAACAAAGCGTCTTTCCAATCATCGGCACATGGGGCAGGGAGACGAATGTCGCGGAAAGCCGCGAAGAGACAGTTCACCGCAGACGAACTCACCGATTTGATGAAAGGCAAAACGTGGTTGAAGGACAAGGCTGCATTGCTTATCGACGAAGACCCGCGATCCTATAAAGACATCAATCGTGTCATGGCACTTCAAGCTGATCTCGTTGAAATCAAAGTCGAGCTTAGACAAATCCTCAACTACAAGGGAACATGATGGATACTGCTGTAGATGCTACGGGTATTGCTGACGCTGCAAACATTACGCGACGAATTCGAACGACGACGAAGCAGGAACGAAAGTTGCAGGATCGGTTGAATCGAATTGCGAAGTTGACCCCAGGTAAGAGGCGAATATATGAGCTGATGCGTATCGGCTGTGACTTCGAAACCGAAGCCGACATGGCGAAGGAAACTGGAATAGCCGTGACAACTGATATGGCTAAGCAGTTAAAGGCTGATGCGTTGTTCGTTAATCGGCTCGCCCACGACTTGCTTACCCTTCGTGTCGAAGTTCGTGGATCACGTTACGTCGGTAACAGTCGCCATCATTGGGATCACACTTGCGAACCTCGGCCGTAGCTATGTCACATCCCAACTATCTCGCCGCGGCCCGCAACGCGCGTACCGCGCAGTCCCGTCGCCGCTTCACCCGACTGTACCGTGAGCAGAAGATCCGTGACGCGATCATCAACTGTGATGTTTGCGATTTGCACACCACATGTGCCGCGCCGGTCCCGTGGAACGGTCCAACAAGTAGCAGTCTGGTTATCGTCGGGGAAGGGCCGGGGAGGAACGAAGATGAACAGGGGGAACCGTTTGTGGGGGCCTCAGGACGGCTGTTGGACAGGAGCTTAGAGAAGGTGGGGACGGCACGTGAGAATGTGATGGTGTTGAACGCAGTGTGTTGCCGACCACCTAACAATCGGACACCGGAGAAGGTGGAAGTGGAAGCGTGTCGTGTGAATCTCGACGCGCAGCTCAAATTGGCTAAAGCAACAGTCGGAGTGCTGCTAGGGAAATCCGCATATGAGGCTGTGATTGGGAAACTAACCGGCCGGTTCGGTGACGTTGAAGGCGTCGCAGTTTGGGCGCACGGTCGAATTTGGATACCGGCGTTCCACCCGGCATATCTGATCCGTAACCATGCGTTGAAATACAAGCTGGAACGGGTGTTGACGTTAGCTTTGCTGATAGCCAACGGGGATTTGGGCTGGCCGAAGATTGATCCGGCGACACTAGATTTTGCCGAAGAACCGGGGGCCGCGTTACGGAAACGACTCGACAGTCAAGGATGGGCGAAAATGTGGTCCGGGAAGTTACAGGATGTGATTGTGGTGGCGCGGGACGAAAATGTGGGGATGCCGCAAAAGATCAGACGGTTACCGCGTTACACGATGGTGGAGTTGGTGAAAATCGGGTTGGCAGGTGAGATGAGGAACCGGATGCGGGGAGAGGATCTGGCTGCGATCCATCTGGTCAAAACCGAACTGGGTGGCAAGGTGATGCTGTGACAGTGAAAAGAACAGACATGTCACCCAGCCGCAACATTTGGGGTGCAGCCAACGAGTGGCGTGAAGAGGCGGCATGTACCGGTATGGACACCGACATTTTCTTCCCACTTCAAGGCAAATCGACAGTTCAAGCACGGAAAATATGTGGAAGGTGTTTAGTGCGGGCCGACTGCCTCAACTATGCGATCACCACCAACCAGCTTCGAGGGATGTGGGGTGGGATGTTACGACGGGACCGGTATCAGGTTAAAAAGATGAGGATGGAAGGGGAAGGGGAAGGAAGGGAAAGGGAGAGGGGTAGAGGGGTGATGGGGTAAAGGGTAAGAACGTTTGACTCGGTAAGCCAGATGGTTTAAACTAGGTTAGATGAGGAAAAGGCGAAGGATGAAAGGGGACAGAAACAGATGATGAAACCTAGCGACAACGTGATTCTGAACGAAGGACTCGTATACGGACCGCACACAGACCAGGTCGCGGAACATCGCTTCCGGGCGCAACGACTCATCCAAGAATACACCTACACGCCGCACACCGATCTGTTGCTGGCCGCGCAGATACACGCCACCTTGGCGCTAGTCGCAGTGCAACAACAAGGGCAACAGGAACAGCGGATGGAACTGTTACGGACGAAAGCTTTACAGTGACGGAAAGAAACAGGAGATGAAGGCATGATGAAACTGTTGATGATGATGCTGGCTGTAGCTATCTCAATCGGCCAGACCGGAACCGCAGAGATTTGGGATGTAGCGATAGACGGTGGCGTGTCAACCAAAGTAGCGACCGTTGAGACCGTTGAGACCGTTGAAACACCACCACCAACACCAGTCGAAGCGGTCTGTCTGACGTTGACGTTGGACTGGTCCCCGGACGTGATATCGGTTGTGACCGGTGAGACGTGGACGATGGACGGGGCGGTTGTGAATTTCACCGACATTCCGATAGGGCGGCAGTTCCGGTGGGGCCTAGTCGGAACGTTCCTACAGTTGAACATGGACGGGGCGAGTGCAGTTGGGAAAGGGTCAGCAGAGCAGACGTTGACAAGTGTTGAAGTGGCCGGGGAAACGGAAGTTAAGGTGTGTCAATGAGTCGGGAAGAGCAAGGCAAACAGGACAAGCAGGGGCAGCAGAGTGAATATGTCTACATCATTCAAGAGAAACCGCGCGGGGAATGTGGACATTTGACTCCTGTCGGTTTTTACCTCGACGAGGACGAAGCTGTAGATTCCATGAAACATATAGACGTAACAAACACGGAAGGATACTGGGTTATCCGCTACCCGATCGGGGATTGGAAATCCGACTGGGAACGTGTGTACGGATATCGGAGAGACTGGAACGGCAAATGGGGATACGGTTGGACGGATCTTCGCGACGCCCCCACCGACGACCCTGAATGGGGCGAATATCAGCGTCTAGTAGAGAAATTTAAGGGGCAGTGATGGGTAAGAACACACCGATGAGATATCGGAAACGGCCGGTTGTGATCGAAGCGATGGAAGTGCAGCCTCCGTGGAAGAATGTGATTGACTGGATTGGTGAGACGGCGTGGATATTGAAAGCTTCTAGCGGACGGGCGGGTGTCGCTGTGATGATCGATACGTTGGAAGGAACGATGCGGGCTGATCTTGGCGACTGGATCATCAAAGGTGTCGCAGGCGAGTTTTACCCGTGCAAACCGGAGATTTTCAAGGCGACATATGAGGCGGTTGAATGAAGGTTTCCGCAGACCGGGCCGGTCAGCTAGACGGCAAGCATTACACACACTGTTGCGGGCTGGTCGTCCGGTGCCCCATTGGACCGGCCCGGTTTGTGGAAGTAGAAGGAGGAGTGGGTGATGAGACACGGAGGTAATGATGTTTGACGATTGCACTGCCGAATGTGCTGTACCGGTGCCGTGCCCTACCTGTGGCCGGTCACTCCCGCCGTTGTATCGGGCATTACCGGATTGGATGGCTTCCAGTCTTGACCGGTGCTGTGAGGCGGCACGGAACGACTCGGAAGTGAATACGCGGCATGTGTGGAGTGTTGACGAATTGGGGATAAAGGCGACGGTGGAGTCGATGGCTGCGGGGCTGTTGGCGAGAGAGGACGGAGAGGATTGAATGATTAATAACGTCGATATCGACTACACAGAGATCAGGTGCATACTCGTCGGTCTCGCCCTGAGTGAGAACATGGGCGACGTTAACGACGAGCTTCCCAGGCTCGCCGAGGAACTTGACTTGCCAACACCTGTCTGGAGCGACAGGCACTCCCGGTTCGTGTTCCCATGGGAAGGCGAGGAGAGAGATAGTGATGCGTGGTGAAGATCTGTACAGTCGGGATAGAAGCCAAGTTGGGTTCACCCGGGCTGGAAGTCATGCCCACCGAATCTACCGAAGCTTTTCCGATCGACCGTTGACAGATTGCCTCAACCACCATGTTGAAGTGATCGTTCCGCCACACACTGATTACAAACCGTGTAGACGATGCTTTCCAGGAAGGGGCGACGGTGATGAGTGAAACAGAAACTGCAACAGGATCTCGCGAATTGCGAGATCCTGATCGGCCATGCGAACATGGAAACTACAAACCCCATACGGTGGGGTTCCCCATATCCTGGACCTGCCTCGGTGGCGAACTGGTGCTGTTGAATACAGTTCCATGGTGTGTGGTGCATGACTCCACATACTATCCCGCAGATGATGGCTGTGGATTGGGGATAGAGACTGCAACTGCCTGCCGCGTTGAAGACCCGCCGAAGCATTGGGTAGAGACAGGAGACGGCGGCGATGAGTGACCGTACCGGGTGGAAAGTACTGACCAGCGACTACCGGCCGCCAGTCCGCGGCGGCGATCCGATTTGGGACGGCACCCCAGAAGTGCTACTTCCAACAGTGAAAGTCGACCGATCCAATCGGCGGTGTGCCGAAGGGTGGAACTTCACCTACGCACCACATGAGGCATTGCGAATCGGCGGACTGTGGCCGGACGGGTACCCGTCGCGGCTCATCCAAGTTGACGTGCCGCAACAGGTTAAAGTGACTGAGGTCGGAGGGAAATGTCGGGTGTCGCGGCTGATGCTGGTACGTGAAGCGACCGATGACGAGTACCGGGCCGCCGTCAGTGAACTACACGAAGCGTTACGTCCGCATGTGGATGTGATGGTCGACTCGGTGTTGTCGTGGCGGGAGGCGTTGAGTCGCCCGTTGCGGGATGCGGTGGCTGTTGAGGCCGGGCTGGTAGCGGCGTTGAAGGCGAGGGGGCTGTCCTGGTCGACACGACAATATCAGGCCGCTCAGGATGCTCAGGCCGCTCAGGACGCTTGGGCCGCTCAGGCCGCTCAGGATGCTCAGGCCGCTCAGGACGCTTGGGCCGCTCAGGCCGCTCGGGCCGCTTGGGCCGCTTGGGACGCTTGGGCCGCTCGGGCCGCTTGGGCCGCTCGGGCCGCTTGGGCCGCTTTGACTGTGCAATATGCGGCGTTACAAGGCTTCGTCGATTCGCCGCCCGATCTACTCACTGTCGGGTTGCGCGACGCCTACCGCAACGGCCTCGCAATAGCTGTCCCCGTCGAGGATGGCGTGCTGGGCTGGGCTATGGAAGGAGACGGCGGCGATGAGTGAACGGAGATTAAGAGACCGGTGCGGACACGGCTATCACCATGACGGTCACAGCTACTTTGGCGATACGGTGCATGACTGGTGTGACGGTGGTGCGAAGGTTGTGTTGGAGTCGATACCGTGGTGTGCATCACATAATGCTGAACTGGTGTATTTCGATGATGACCGTTTCGAAGGGGGACTGAGATGTCTGGATGCCGACTGTCAAGCCTGCCGCGTTGAAGACCCGCCGAAGCATTGGGTAGAGACAGGAGACGGGCGATGACGGTGAAGTGTGATGCACAGACTTACCGTGGAGCAAATGGACTGCCTTGTGAAAACGACGCCGGATGGGTCGTCGACTCATCTGCATGTGCCCACACGGACAGGATTAATGCGGCACAAGTACGGCGGCTCTCCTGTGACTTGCACATTTCAGGATTCGTTCACCAGGGTCACGACTGTAAGCCAACAGCGGTTTACCCTCATGACGGCTGCTTTCCAGAAGGAGACGGCAATGAGTGACCGTCCAAGAACATTCACAACCCAATACGGGATGGCATGGTATCCGAAAGATTCCGAGGCGATGATCTTCGTGGATCGTCTCGCGACTATCGACGGGCGGGCAATACTCAGAGTCCGGGTGTTAAACGCTGACTGTTCCGCACCGGAAGACGCGATAGTGTTAGAGATTGCAGTGTCAAGAGGAGGCCGGGTGATTCGCACCTATCCGGTACGGGGCAACATCGGCCAGGGAGGATCTATGCCAGAAGATGATGATGGGCACTAAACGGAGCAAGCTGATTGCAGCGGACAGTTCCTATCTGGATGAATCCCTTAAAGGCTACGATCAAGATGACCACAAGCAGATTCGCCAACTGCTTCTCGGGCATAAAATCGAACGGATCGCAGACGACCATCTACGTCTAGACGACGGGACAGTGGCCAAGGTTGTGCCAAATCGAGGTGAATGTTGTGCTGCTGGCGACTATCAACTGGATGACCTTAACGGGTGTGACAACATTGTCACATCAGTCGAATTTGAAGAGGGCGTTAAGGTTGAAGATGGCTCCTACGACACCGTTTATCGTGTATTCGTTGTAGCCGAAGACAAACGAATCAACCTGTTTGCAGTCTCAGGTGATGATGGTAGCGGGTATTACGGTACCGGCTATGAACTGCTTGTGCGATATCCTGACAAGGGAAAAGGGGAGTAGAGGCAAAGATGAGTGAACAGTTGTGGTGGTGTGAGACACATACCTGTGGGGATCGGATCGGCGGGAATCCCATTATTGACCCTGACAAAGAGCGGTACTGTGTGTTTAAAGCCGGGTTTAAAGCATCCGGCCAGTGCCGGTGGGTGGAACGTATCATGTCAGACCCCGAACAGGCAACATCTGAACAGGTGACAGTAGACATGGACAGGGAGATGCTTTTCAGATGTGTCTGCGGCTGCGGCACACAGATCAGAGTTGTTATCGACCAAGACCGGGTGTCGGGGCGTGTAGTCAAACCACATGTTGCCAGACGGTCAGGATGGATGGGATAGGTGATGGTGATGGGTAGTTCGATAAACATAGACATGGACCAAGCACACCGTCGTGAAGCTGTGTTGGTGATACAGCATGACAGTACTTTGATGCTGTGTAGGCGATGCGACGGGACCGGAAACGAGCTTTACTACATGTGGAAAGGATGTACCGATTGTGAAGGTGACGGAATTGTCGACTGTGACAGTCAGACGACAGATGTAACAGATGTAACAGATGTAACAGATGTAACAGACGTGGAGGTTTAACCAACTATGAACATCCCTTCCGGTTTCATCAGCGACGCAGGTGATTTCCTTGAAGCCGTCACCGACATCCTTTTAGACACTGCTGCACATATAGACGAATGGGCGACTGATGTTGCTAAAGGTGAGGTCCGTTGGGTACCTACCCGGGTTGTGATGGTTGTGGAACGGATGGATGAAAACGGGGGTAGAAGTCTGATGACCTATGTGACGAACGAGATGGCACTTTCAGATCAGGTAGGGTTGCACACTGTCGCCGCCGACCGTGCCCTACATTCCATGTATTCCCGTTCGGAGGAGGTTTGAAAAGTGTGTTACAGATGCTACAGTCAGGTTGAGGCCCGTCTATAGAGCGGCTTGTCTCCCACGTCAGATCAGCGGCCCCTCGTGCTCGGGGCCGCTGGTCGTATCAGACTGGTTGTATCAGACTGGTTGTATCAGACCGCATCCTCCTTTCTCCTTCCTTATCCTTGGTTTCAGCCTGTTCCGCTACTAACTTCCCCCCATCCCCCATCGTCTCCTTTTGGAGGTTCCTTTGAAACGTTGGTCGTTTATCGAATTGATCTACTGGATTCTGGTTATCGGTGTGGCAACAGTGATCCTGTTAGCAGCCGTCCGCTACACAGCGCAAGCTAAAACCCTCCCCGACCCGATGCCGGTTGAAATGAGATCCGGTCTTGAAACGTATCGGGTTGAAATGAGAACCGAAGCGGAAATTGAACGGTTGAGATGGGTTGAACGGTTTGTTGAAATGAACGGGCCGTATTGGGTTTCCCATCCCCATACGGATTCTGCACTATCACTGCCATCATTGTCTCCACCTCCTCCACGGCAGCTTTCACCGCTACCACCAAACGTTGAACGGTGGCGGAGTCTTGTCGAACAGTATTTTCCACCGAACCGGGTCGATTGGGCGTTGGCGATTATCAGATGCGAATCGGGTGGCGATCCGAATGCATACAACGCGTCGTCCGGGGCATCTGGCCTCGTGCAGCACTTGAGCCGCTATTGGTCGGAACGAAGTGCCGCGGCCGGATGGGACGGTGCCAGCATTTTTGATCCTCGCGCGAACATTGCAGTCGGCGCGTGGCTGTTGGCGAAAAACGGGCCAGGGTCGTGGGTGTGTAAAGCGCCACTGTTGTAGCTGATGGTGTTGCTGATAGCTTATTTTCAACAGTCCGTCCGAAACGCTTGCCAACCCTAGACTAGCTAGGTAAACTGATTGTACTCGTTTATCCATATGTAGAGAGAAGGGTAGTTTCGTGACTAAGCCAGTAGCAGCCAAGCCAAGTAAACCGAACAAGCCAGCTAAGCCAGCAGCTAAGCCAGCAGCTAAGCCAGCCAAGTCAACGCTCACCACTATCACCGTCAAAGGGATGCCACGGGCCTTGTGGAAGCGTTTGAAGCTGGCCGCGACCAACCAGGACCGGACGATGGTCGAAGTGCTGATTGAAGCGTTAGGCAGATATCTGGACGGGTTAGGGGACGGTGGGAAGAAACGGGTCGGGAAGTAGAAGGTGGGGGAAAGATGGAACCGGCTGAACCTCTCCACCCTGCCAAATTCCCGCAACAGATCCTTGCCACTGCCGCCCTGCATCTTCCCCCCGCTTCCTACCCTCTCATCCTCGACCCGTTTGCCGGTGTCGGCCGTATCCACAGTCTGCCAAATGTAACAGTCGGGGTTGAATTGGAACCGGAATGGGCGGTAGCGCATAAAGACACGATTATTGGCAACGCGCTTCACCTGCCGTTCCCCAGTTCATCTTTCGACGCGGTCCTCACATCACCGACGTTCGGCAACCGGTTCGCTGACCATCACAATGCGAAAGACCCGTCGACACGCCGCTCCTACACCCATGATATGCGAACCCTCACCGGCGACAACGCCCACAAGCTCAACCCTGACAATTCGGGGACACTCCTGTGGGGTTCAGCCTATCGGGCTTTCCACCGGCGTGCGTGGCGTGAGATACGGCGGGTGGTGCGGCCCGGGGGCCGGTTTGTTCTCAACATGAAAAACCATATCCGTGGCGGGGAAATCCAACGGGTCGCGGAATGGCATTTGAACTATCTGATAACTGTCGGCTGGCGGCTGGTAGCTGTCGAAGTAATTGGGGTTAGTGGAATGCGACATGGGGAAAACAGGGACGCACGTGTCGGATTTGAATACCTGTTCACATTTGACGATACGCGGAAACCGGACATTCACCCAGATCAGATGACTGTCGACGACTATATTGACCCAGATGTTGTCGGGTGAAGAAGGTGAAGAAGGTGAAGAAAGGGAAGATGCGGTCTTGTATAACATCCCCTCGTAACCCTCTATGGTTCTCTTGTGATCTTCTATGCGTGAAATCGTGAAAATGTCTGAGGCTGCGAAACGCGTCGAAGACGCGTTCAACCTTCACCCGGAACCTGTATCTGACGATGAGCTGCCTGTTGTCGACGCGGACAGTCTCGACCAGATACCAAACGTTGATTTGGCTAACCTTTCCACCGCGTTCCGTGAACCGTGGGAACGGTACCCTGACGAAACTGATCTTGCCTGGAACGCTTTCCGTACTTACCGTGACCTTGGCCTGTCACGCACCTACATGATGGTGGCACGTGACCACGGTTACAGCATTTCGAGCATCAACCTTTGGAGTAAACGGTTCGAATGGGCGATGCGTGCCCAAGCGTGGGACACAGCCGAAGATCGGGTTTATCAGCTTGCCCGCCTCGAAGCGGTCAAAGCAATGGCGGAACGTCACGGTACGATCATTGTGGAAGCGCTCGAAGCCATGTCGATACCGTTCCAAGCTCTCAAGCTGAAACTGGAGGTAGATCCGAACACTTTGGAAGATTTGAGTGAACGGGATACGGTGAAACTGCTCGACACTGCATCTAAGATGGCGCGAAACATGCCGGGTTTGATGTCGGCGGAACGTCTCGCCCGGGGAATGCCGACAGAGATTGTGGACATTCAAGGTGAGATAACTCACACCCACGAGATGAAACCTAGCGCTATTGGAGAAATCCTTGCAGCCCTCAAATCGACCGGAGCTTTCGAGCTTGGAACCGGGGACGGAACCGGGGACGGAACCAAACCCGGACCGTCCGAATCTGAGTCTGGATGTGAACCTAAAGCCGGAGGACTTGGAGAACTTAACAGAAGCTCAGATAGCGACGATTTCGAGATCGTTGAAGCTGAGGTTGTCGAAGTTCATTCCGGAAATACCGCACCCTAAACAGCACGCGTTCCTTCTTCTCTACGACACGTTAGAGGTACTATTTGGCGGCGCGGCCGGACCTGGAAAATCTTCGGCTCTACTCATGGAAGCTGCCCGTGACATTGACGAATATCCGACACAGGCGCTGATTATCCGTCGCACATTCAAACAGCTTTCCCAGCCGGGCGGTTTGATTCACCGTTCCCATGAATGGTTTTCCGGGTCGAAAGCACATTGGGATGGCAACAACAACATCTGGACTTTCCCGTCAGGTGCAAGCATCAAGTTTGGGTATTTGGAACATGAAGGCGACGAGCTGAACTATCAGGGCGGCGAATACAACATCGTCTGTTTCGACGAGTTGACGCAACTTCGCGAATACCAATACCTCTACCTGTATTCCCGTATCCGTCGCCTCAAAGACTTCCCGATACCTTCCCGGGTGCGTTCCGCGTCGAACCCGGGAGGTCCGGGGCACGAGTGGGTGAGGAAACGGTGGAAGCTGCCGCACGGCCCGGTGTATCCGCAGAGTGTTACCCGCAAGTTCCTTTCCGCGACCCTCGACGACAACCCACATATAGACCGGGAAGAATATGTCGAATCGTTGAAAGTGATGATTACTGATGATGGCGAATCGGTCACCTACAATCAGCTACGTCACGGTGACTGGTCGGCAACATCGTCCGGTGGTTTCATCAACCCGCAGCAGATCGAAATCGTCGACTGGTCTGATGTGCCACCTGCGGCGACGTTCGAAAACATTATCCGATATTGGGATTTCGCTGCAACGAAAAAGACCGATTTGAACCCGAACCCGGACTGGACTGCGGGGGCGAAGATTGGGCGTACGTTGGCGCGTGGACATCGGATGATCGATCCTCGCACCGGTGAACACATTTTGCCAATCCGCGACTACTACCTGTTCGACATGAACCGGTTCCGTGACAACCCGGGGATTGTCGACATGAATGTGAAAAGTGACGCACGCCGCGACGGTGCCGGAGTGCCGATATGGGTTGAGCAGGAACGCGGATCAGCCGGGAAGTCGCTGGTGTGGCGCTACAAAAACAGTCTCCTCCCCGGCTACACCGTCCGTGGCCTGTTCGCCACCGGAACGAAGGAGCAACATGCGAAAGGGTTAGCGTCGCTGATTCACACCGGCCATTTCTATATTGTGCGCGGACCGTGGAATGAAGACTTCTTAGCCGAATGTGGTACCTTCCCGGAAGGGGACCATGACGATCAGGTGGATGCAGCGTCTAAAGGGATCGTCTGTTTAACTAGGGAAACACGGATGGCTAGTGGCGGGTCGGTGACGAGGGTTGAAAGTGCCGGGCGGAGAGGGCAGCAGGAGAAGCAGGACCGGATGAAACATCTCGCCGGGGTGCATTTTGGCTATTGAACTAGTTGCCGGGTTGACTGGCGAATCGACTGGTGGGTCAACTGATGGACCTGTTTTGACCCGACAGGATTTGGCCAAGATTCGCCGTAAACGTCTCATCTGTAAACTCAACGGTCATCTGTATTACGCGGAGAGATATGATGACCGGACCGGGGAGGCAGTGTTGGAATGCCGACGATGCTGGCCACATGTAGACTCTATCCTGCGCGGATACCTCTATGATTTGATGCCGAGAGTTGAAGTTTGAAATGTTTGAAACGATGAAGGCACGGAATGCGGAATGCGGAATGCGGAATGAGGGTTGAGCCATATGACTACAACATTCGGTGACTCAGGTATCGCCAACCTTATCCGTGAAGCTATTTTGCGGAAAGAGTTCGAGACTTTAACCGCCAACGAAGTCGAGTTTCAACGGTTACGCAGCTACTTCGACGGTGACCAGCCGTTAACGTTTTCAACCAAAACTTTCACCGACACGTTCGGGGCCGCGTTCAAAGGGTTCTCTGATAATTGGATGCGGCCGATAGTCGATGTCGTGTTGGACAAACTGATTTTGACCGGGATTAAAACTGACGACGATGAGAACCTGGATGCGGCCAACCGTCTGTGGGATGTGTTTCGCGCCAACGAGATCGAAGAGGAACAGTTTTATCTACATCAAGGGACGCTGGTTGAATCAACCGCGTATGCGATAGTTTGGCCGGATGAAGAACGTGGCGGGGCACGACTCGACTGGCAACCGGCGTCTCTGATCCGTGTCCGATATTCGAATGATGATCGGAAACGGGCAGTGTGGGCGGTGAAACGGTGGGAGACGGAAGACGGCGATGTGCTGGTCACTGTCTACACCGATAAGGCTGCTTGGAAGTTCAAAGTGCGGGACGGCAGCGATGCGAGTTTGAAAGCGTCGTCGACCGACGCGTACGACGAGATTGCTTCGATGGTCGGTAGCCTTGACGGGTTGACGCGACGTGAAGTCCTTGGGGAACCGTGGCCGTTGCCGCACCGGTTCGGTCAAGTTCCGGTTGTTGAATTTCCGAACGTGTCGTTCAGATCTGAGATTGCCGACGCGACCCGCCAGCAGGACGCGTTGAACAAGACGCTGGTTGACATGATGGTGACCGGAAGTTTCCAAGCGTTCAATCAGCGTTGGGTGGAGACTATCGCTTCGGAACCGGTTGGCGGATGGAACGCAGGGCCGGGGGTGACGTGGCATTTCAAACCGACCTTTGACGCAGATAACCGTGTCGTCCCCAGCCAGTTCGGCCAGTTTGAGGCCGCGGACCCTTCCACATATATCACTGTGATTGAAATGTGGCTGCAACATATCGCGTTCACATCGCGGACCCCTGTCCGATATTTCCTCAAATCGGATCGGGGTGGGCGAGGTGACGCGCCCAGCGGCGACTCGTTGCAGATTGAAGACAAACCGTTGAACGACAAGGTGGCGCGCAAGCAGGTGATTTTGGCGAACCGGTGGGTTGACGTGGCCAGACTGATGGCTGTCTATGTTGACGGGGTTGAACCGGACATGTTGCGGCTCGGGGACATGCTGTGGAAAGATCCGAGATACGAGTATCGTCTCGCAATCCTGGCAGAAGCACAGGCGATGGTTAAGATTGGTTTACCGTTCCGTTACATCGTCAAGCAGCTCGGGTTGCGACCTAGTGAGATTGAAGAGATCGTCAGGTTGAAAGACGAAGAGATCGCTACCGAACAGGCCCGTGAAGATACGATTGCAGCCACATATGAGACTGCGGTGCAGCTACGAGGGACGATTGACGGACCGTAGAAGAAAGACGTAGCGGGAAGCGGGAAGACGTAGCGGGGAGATGTAGCGGGAAGCAACGTCTCGTACAGGCTTGTAGCAGTCACATGGCGTCATGCAACGTTAAACAGCGTGTAGGTTTTGAGATTCGTTCTCATTTGCTTCCACATTCACCCAATTTCGTCTACGCTACATGTCGACACCTAATTCCTAGAAGGAAACCCAGGAGGTATCCGGTGTTGACGAGAAAGATGCCAAATGTGAAGCTGCGACTATCGGACCTGTCGGATCTGTCGGACCTGTCGAACCGATCACTATCAACATGGTGTGCATGGTGTGAAGTGAAAGCTTCCACCTATGTCGGTGCGGAAGGCGAAGGTGGTGAAGATGGCGGGATGGTTGAAGCGGCGGCGAAAGCAGCTGCGGATGCTGCCGCGGTTGAAGCTGAGATAGCTGCAAAGGTTGCTGCCGACAAGGCAGCATCTGATGCTGCTGCCAAGGCGAAAGAGTCGGCTGCTACCACGTTCGACGCCGAATATGTCAAAGGGCTGCGCGAAGAGTCCGCGGCACATCGGATGAAGACGCGGGAAGCTGAGAAGCGGGCGGTAGAAGCCGAAGCGAAGTTGAAGAAGATTGCCGACGCGGAACTGTCCGAATCGGAACGGGCCACTAAGGAAGCTCAGGAAGCGACCGAACGTGCCGTCAAAGCGGAAGCTATGTTGCGGAACGCGAACCTGACGCTCGCCGTCGTCAAAGCGGCAGCTAAAATCGGGTTCCTTGACCCTGCCGATGCGCAAGCGATGCTACGGCTCGACGACATCGTGTTCGATGATGGAGTCCCGGAGGCGAAATCAATCGAAAAGCAGCTCGAAAAGTTGGCGAAAGCCAAACCGTATCTTCTTGGGGACGCCAAGAGCGGAACCGGTGATGGGGCAGGTAAGAAACCTGTCACCCCAGCCGACAAGATCAAAGCCACCCAAGACGACTATGCCAAGAAGTTGAAGGAACAGGGATATCTGCCCATGCCGGGAAGCTGAAAAGCTGGCCGGATATTGGCCGGATATTGGCCGGACAGTGAAGTTGATGATGGTGGAATCGGGAAGGTGTGCGGGCCAGGTGCCCCAAGCCCCACCAGCCCAGCCGTTACCAAACCAACTCTACTTTCCCCGACCCTGACAAGCAGAAAGAAGGTTTTTCAACAGTGAGACTAGACCAAACCCCCGAAGGTGGGAAGGTTCGTCTGACTGCGGCCGCTGCACTCGATGGAGTGGCAGGAGCTTGGGGCGACGGCGACATGTTGTGTGTCGCGCTGAACGCTGCAGGTGAAATCATCCTCGCCACAAACAACGATGTGATCGGTGTCATTTGGACACCGGAAGGCCGCAAGACGCCCGCCACCGGCTCCGCTCACAAGAATGTGATCGGCGGCCGCAAATATACGGTGTTCAGCCGTGCCGAATTTGTCGAAAGTGAAGTCGGATCGTCTCCGACCCTCACCAACGGTGACCTCATCTACGCTACCGCCCTCGGTGACGTGCTGATCGTAGGCATGGCTGTAGGCGACCAGTTCGTCGGATATGTTGCTGCTGATCTCAACGGTACAGGTTCACGCCTCGTCGTTGATATCGGTCTGCTCCCGGCCGCATAAGAAAGGACGGAAACAGTGAATACATTCAAACTCACCCGTGCCGCCCTCGACGCGGCCATGAACCGACCGTTGGAGACGCTCGAACATCTGTTCAAGCAAGTCAACTTGGGTCAATATTTCGACAGTGTGATGGAGGGGCGTTCCCCGCTTCACATTTTCGGTGCGGAAGAAGGCGCGGCCCCGGCCGGGTTTATCAGCCGCGGCGATGTGATCGAAACTATCCCCGGGATGCGTGGCGTCACCATCGACGGACAGAACGTCAACGACATTTGGAACAACATGCACGCAATGTTGGCAGCGTTCAACGCTTCCGCAGATGCGATCACCGCGTTCCTCACGTTCGGTGTTATCAACCCGACTGAGAAGATTGGGGTTCCGACGAACCCTGGTTTCCAAGTCGCGACCGAATTCGGTCGCCCGTCGAAGATCCGTATGACGCAGGTGTCGCGCGGATTCCCGCTCGAACATTTCGACTTGGGCGACGGCTACACTCAGGAATACATTGACGAAGCGACCGGCGCGCAGCTCCTTGCCGTCCAAGCGACCGTCTTTTCGTCCTGGGCGCAGCTTCGACGTGAACTGGTTCTAGCCGCGTTGTATGGCTCAGCCAACTACACGGACAAAGACCAGATCGCAGTCAAGCGGCTGTACAACGGTGACGGTGAAGTTCCACCGACGATCAAACGGTGGACTTTCGCCGGTACCCACACCCATTATCTGTGGTCGGCGGGTGTCGCATTCGCCCAAGGTGATTTGGACTCCATGTCTGAACATCTGGTTCACCACGGATTCCGTGAGTTCGGTGACGCGACGTTCATCCTGCATGTGCATCGTGACAACCTGCCACTTGTCAGGTCGTTTGCCAACTTCATCCCAGCCGAAACCGGTGAGCGTCCCCAAGAGCTGACCGGTTCAGGTGTGATCGCAGGGTTGCAAAGGACCGCAGGCGCAGGTGGTTTACGCGTCGAAGGATGGTGCAACGATTGGACCATCGTGCAAAACAACGACAACCCGACCGGATATTTCCTCGGGACAGTCGCCGGTGGGCCTTTCGACACCCGGAATGTGGTGGGTTTACGTGCCCACAGCAACCCGAGTGCTAGAGGGCTGAGACTGATCGAAGGTAACCGGCAGAACTATCCGCTCTACGATTCCGTCTACGACGGATATATGGGTGCGGGTGTCGGCCAGAGAGGCGCAGCAGTCGTCATGTATCAGGACACTGGTGCAGGCGCTGCCTACGTCGATCCGACCGTGTTCAACACCGGCGAGTAGAAGATTGGGAAGCTGAAACCCTGAGGGGGAGAGACCTAGTCTCTCCCCCTCATTACATCTGGAAGAGTTGGAAGATGATTGGAAGATGGTTAGTCGATTCCCAAGTTGAAGAGTGGATAGGGGAAGGTCGGTGGGATGGCATCTCCCCCATCACTCCCCTATCCACCCTTCAACTTGGGAGACGGAAAGATGGAAGAAGCAGGAAAGATGGAAGAAAGTGAGATGCTGATGAAGAAGCAGAAGAGACAGGCCGGACAGGTCGGACATGGATGGGCCGGACTGGTCGGAGAGGTGAAGGAAGAAGTGAAGGAAAATGCAGAAACGGGAGTCGAAGAAGAGGAAAAGGTTGAGCAGGAAGTCGAGCAGGTCGAGCAGGTCGAGCAGGTCGAGCAAGTCGAGCAAGTCGAGCAAGTCGAGTCGATTGAGCTAACTAACCTTGACCGTGGAGCAATGATCCGACGGGTCCAGTTTTACAAGTCGCGGGGGGAACCAGAAATTGCCCGATACGTCCAGGCAGCTTTAGACGCCAACATTATGGCTTCCGACAAGCTGATGGGTCGAGGCAGCTATGGGAAAGTCGATGTCGACGGTCAGGTTCCTGTCGAAGCGATCCCGCCGCGGAAAGGCAAACATGGGACGTTGACCGCGTGGAAGAAGCTGGCCCGCGACATCACCGATTGGGAAGATGATGTGATCGATGCGGTGACGAAACGGGACGACATGATTCGGATGTTGGAAGCGAGCGGGCTGGTGCCGAAGTTGGAGAAGAAAGGTTGATGTTGGAATGATGCCAGGTTGATTGGGGTAGCGTCAACCGTGTCCACCAACCAACTTCCCCCACCCTCTACTACTATGATCTTCAACAATCCTCAACCTTCAACGTTTCACAAACTAGACAATCAGACAATAGGTAACAACCGGAAAGGAACCTTATGCCTTTCGTCAGGGAACGGCAAACCGTTGCACAAACCAACAAGGAGCTGGTTGCTGCCCCGGCAGCCGACAAGCAAATCATTGTCGACATGGTGTACATGTCGTCCGATACGGCACAGACAGGGATGCTCGAATCGGGAAATGCGGATCTTCGCTGGGAGCAGTACATTCCGGCAAACGGCGGCATGATTGTTGAAGCTGGTGGGGAGGCAGACAATTCGGGACTGTTCCGATGTGCCGCAGGGAAATCTTTGACATATACGACATCGGCTGCTGGCAAGTTTTTCGTCGCGACCAGATATCGGATTGTTCAAGACACCGGAGAATAGAGGGGAATAGAGGGAAGTGGAAGGAAGTAGAACCGTATGGGCTTTCTGACATTCGACGGCACACCAGGCAACTATCTGTCGACAGATGATGTCAATTTGTTGGATGCTGACACGGCACATATCGTACAGTCGAACCCATGGAATTCGTCGTGGCTCACAGTTGTAGACGACGGTCCGCAGGCAGACGGTTTCGGTCAGTTGACAGGAACCGTTCAAGTGACGGGAACAGCAGCCAGGCTCACCCGAGGTGGGCTTACGATCCCTATCACGCCGGGCGCACACACGATGCTATGTACGCTTACGAACAGGACGTTAGCTAATCTCAACGTCAAGCTTCGCCTTTGGGATGATATCGGAGGCGTTGCCGACACCGTATCGGTACCGCCAGGAGAAAGCGTCATCTCAGTGTCGCTCAACCCGACAGGAACCACGCTTCAAACTTTGTGGGTGGAGATCCCAGCAGCAGATGCGGTTGCTGGAGACAAGTTTTCTCTCTCGAAGATGATGGTTGCTAGTGGTGCCGTCTCGACTTTCGTCCCGTCGCTACGGATCGTCGGTGACGTTGATATGCAGTTCACGGCTTCGGTTCCTACAAGCTGGATCAATCCGAACCTTCCCAGGCTCATCGACGCTTTCGGTGTCGGCGGCAGCGGCTATCTGCTCTATATGGACGGTGCCGCAAACATGTATACCCTTGTGGTGCAGGAAGTTGACGGCACTCAATCGGTTAACGCTGCTATTACTGCGGGGGCGGATGTGTCGACCTTGTTGGGTGGAACATACGTGGCAACGACAGGTAGAGGTGCAGTGTTACAAAACACTGTGGAGATCGGTGCGGCAGTGTGGGTACCGAGAGCAATCGTACCGGCCGCATCGGGGGTACTTGCTGTCGGTGGGCATTCCAACGGGGTGGCGAATCCGTTCATAGGCAACATTTCTCTAGCAGAAGTACGTGACGACATCGGAGGTCCGATCGTCGCCCAAGCCGACCTCACCAACCTCACCACCGCCGAGGTCGCTGCGGGACAGTTCAACGATCGGGTCACCGGCCGTCTCTGGACAATCAACGGGGCCGCATGGGAATACGTGTGGGACGCGAGATTGTTGATGCTCGGGGTTGGATGACAACAGTAACCTTTAGGAGGTAAGCTTGCGAACCTACACTGCGAACAGTCGCACACAGGTGACTGTTTCACGAACCTACACGAAGTAACCCTACGCCCTACACGAAGTAACCCTACGCGAAGTAACCTTGGAAGCCGGGAAGCTGAGAGGAACTGAGAAACCATTATGGCGCTCAACACAGACACTCTCGCTTTGATCCGTGACGAGATCGGTGGCGATCCCGACTTTTCCGACGACGATGCTTCATACGATTCCGCAATCCAGCTTGGTTCTTTGGAAACCATTTACAGCTCAACGGTTCGCGGCAATTTGAATGTTCTCCGCACCGCGCTGATCTGTTGGCGGCTGCGCCGTAACGACTATGTGAAACGTGGGTTTGACGCCACATCGGCCGGGTCGCTCATGTCCCGTCGGCAGCGGATGCGGGAGTTGAACCGGCAGGTGAAAGAATATGAGCTGCTGATTGACACCACTGCGAAGCATGTGAACGATACGATAAACAGTGACTATCAGCAGGATGTGGCCAGTGCGGGGGCAGAGTTTTGACTGTTGCCACCCCCACCCACACTTCGTCCCTTTCCCCCACCTACACTGCTCTCCTCAATCTGATAACCCCGGATCTTGTCTCATACGCGATCAGCCATCTTCCCAACGAGTCTGTCTGTCTGATCTCATCCACCGGCCGTATCTGCCCTCTCATCAACCAGCGGCGTTCCCCCCACCAGTTCATGGTTTCGTTGACTCTGATCCGTGAAGCTTTAGAGGAGATCCACAGTCGGGGGGAGTCGGCGGTCGCGATTTTCCATTCCCACCCGAACCAGTCCGCTGATCCTTCCGAAACAGATTTCAACATGATGTGTCAAGCCGACGATACAGTGTTTATCATTTTGGGGACAGACCGGATCGGCGCGTTCATATGGGTTGATGTTGATAAGGCTAGTGTCGAAATCGCGACTTTGGATGTGGACCGATGGCAGATTTAGTCACCCAGCTTGAACTGGACGGGTTACGCGCCGACTTCGATCAGCTTTTCGGTACCGGTGCGCTCGGGACATCGAAGACGACTGTCGCGATTACACGTCTCACCGATACGCAACGTGGCGTGATCGACCCGGCGACGTTGCAATACCCTGCCGCCATTCCGGAAGTGATCTATACGGGTGCAGCGTTTATTTCCCCGATCGTGTTCCGACGTGACCGGCAGGAGATTGCCGGTGGGGAAACGGTCCGTATCCGACAGTACCGTTGTCTACTTCCCTATGACGCCCCGAAAATCTGGATTGACGATGTGGTTGAAATCATCACCTCATCTGATCCGTATTTCGCCAACCGTAAACTCGTCGTCTCCGATGTTATGTACGAGTCGGAGTTGGCGGCGCGACGTATCACCCTCACCGACACATCTGACGATTCAGACAACATCTGTTAGGGGGTTCACATCGCAACCCCATCGTCTTTCCCTATCGCGTCGCAGGCGGCTTTAAACCGGGTCGCGACCCGACTCAACCCGTTCAACGTCACAATTACGGTCCAAGGCATCAACGTGGTGCAGGAACATTGGGCTGCGATGGGGCCACTGCTAGATATGGGTTCGCGCGGTATTGTTCAAATCACTGGCGAATATCTAGCCGGGTTGGCTAAAGAGTTCCACCGGCCGCACATCCTCACCGGTGCCACATTCAACTCGATCGGACCGAGTGGGAAAGGTCCAGTGTTTAGAAGCGGATACGGTGAATGGTCGGTCGAAATTGGGGTTGAGACTCAACAGGCGCTGTTTCTCGAATGGGGGTTTCTGCATGTCAACTCGGGCCGGTTCATTCGCTATCCGTTTATGATTCCCGCAGCCGACGCGATCAAACCGATGTTCACCGACGCGATGACGCAGCTTGTGCAGGTGGCGGGCCGTCGGAGAGTTTTCACCAACCCGATAGCAAACTCGACTGCCGCACTCGGCACTTTCCGCACATCCCTATATTCGTTCTCTAAAGCAGTCGGTGATGTGCGTATCCTTGGTGTCGGTGGGATGAACAAGGCGCGTGGCGCAGCGTTGCAAGGTGCGAAAATCACCGGCGACTTGGAAAGCATCATGCGCAGCGCGTTGACGACCCGTGTGTTTCGTAGAGTTGTCGGCCGGTGGGTTTCAGGTAGGCTATCTGCGCAAAGGTCAGCGGTGGTTCGGGGACCGAACACTGCGTTTGCCGCTTCGGGGCAACGCATTTTGAACCGGTTCTCCGGTTTCACCGTCGGCCACGGATTTGGAGAGTTGTGAAATGCCTAGACCGTTACAAAACCCCCTGTTTCAAGCAATAGTGAACGTGTTGGAAACTGTTCAGCTTGGCGGTGTGGGTGTCGGGGTGGGTCGCGGTGAAGCACCCGACTGTTCACCACCGTATCTGATCGTGTCGACCGGTGGGCAGAGCAGCTTCGAAGGGCCATGGACCGACCCGGATGCCGACGCGGACAGTCGGATACAGGTAACCGCGATAGGTGTATCGGATGAGCAGTCGATGATGATGTTGGATCTGGCCCGTGGAGTGTTGACTTTCACAAACCTGACCGCAGAAGGTGTGGCAGGTCGGAAAATACTCAGTGTCGATTTGAATCTGTCACGGCCCGGACTGGTGGAGCAGCGTGGCATACCGGAACCGATATTTTCAAACCTCGACCAGTATCTGATTAGAACCACACCGGAATAGTAGATAGGGATAAACATGGGAAACAGTAGAAGCAGTAGAAGCAGTGAAGACAGTGGAAAGGCGAGTCGGGAAGAGCTGATTGAAACGCTGCCTGGGGTGCCTGAAAGGTTATCTGAAACACTACCTGATGAGGTTTGGGTCAACCATCCTGATCTTGAAGCAGCCGTGCCGACGTTGGTGACACGTTACGAGTTCGAGACTTTATACGGGTCGAAAGGTTGGCGGATTGTGGACAAGCCGGTGAACATCCCCCGCACTGTGACTGTCGAAGATGACCCTGGGGTGAAACGGCGGGCAGAGTTGAAAGAGGCGATGAGGGACAGTGTAATGTTTGATCCTGGTGAGACGCGGCGGCGGGAACTTGTTGAAGCACGCAACCGGGACGATGCTGCGAATGTCATGTTTGATCCTGGTGAGACGCGGCGACGGGAGATGAGGGAAGCACGGAAGGCGGCTATAGAAGCGCAGAAGGCGGCTGCGAAAGGGCGGAAGACGGCTGGGGGGAAACCGGTGAAGAAGCCTAAAACGTGAAAAAGGTTTGAAACGATGTGCAAACGATGTGCAGTCGTGAACTAAACCTATGCTTGACTCGCGACCGACGGTGTACCATCATCTTCCACGTATGCAAGCATCTTCCAAGTATGCAAGTATGCTGTGGTTTGAGAGCCGACACTGAGGAGTAACCAATGGCCCGACTCACCCCCGACGGATTTACTAAAGTCCATGTTGTTGACACGATCGCGAACACTGCCGCCCCGACGCTAGTTGAGATCACTGCCGGTAGTGAAGTGACACCGTTTCTAACCCCAGCAGGGATTGACACACCGGAGGAAGGCACCGACGCTGATTCGTCGGACCTGTCGTCGCCCCGTGACAAGTCGGTTCCGGCTACGATCGGCGGGACAGTCACCGGTGAATATTACCGGGATGATGCGACAGCCGGTGGTGCCGACACGGCTTGGACCGCCCAGCCCCGTCTGAAAGACACCCATCTGGTTATTGCCCGGTTCGGCGGTTCCGGTGCGTCAAACGCGATTGCGGTAGCTGATGTGGTGGAAGTGTGGAAGGTGCGGGTGTCGCAACGGTCCAACACCCGTCTGGCCCGCGGCGATGTGATGCGGTTTGTTTGCACATACGCGTTGCAAGCCGACCCGGTTTTGAACGCAGTCGTCGCATAACAGTTGTAACGGTTGTAACAGTCGTAACAACCAAACAGCTCCTCAGATGTTTAACATGGTTTAACATGTCGGCTAGACCCGTTACGGTTAACGGGTCTAGCTGTCCTCTCAACATTCAGAATCTAAGGGCTAAGAAACCTAGGAGATGCATATGCTCGATGAGCAGACCGGCGATAAGCAGATCAACAAGCAGGCTAAGCAAACCAAGCAGCATTCAACGATGGCGGAGATCCTCGCGGCGAAGAAGGCAATCGTCCACACTGTCCGCATCCAAATTGACGGTGAGATGGCTGTCAAAATAGAGGAGATGCAGAAGCGGCTGATTGAGGTCCGTCATGAGGACCGCAGATCGAACATGCCTGATAAGGAACCGGATGTTCAAGCTGAACTGGACCGGCTGCTGGTTGAAGCTGAGGGCACAATCGTCACTTTCTCGTTCCGTTCGATTGGTCGTCCCGCGTTCGAGTCGATGGTTCGACGTAACAAGCCGGATCAGGAAGATAAGAAGGACGGGTCGATTTTCAACACGAAAACGTTCCCACCTGAACTGGTTGCGGCTGCGTCGGTTGAACCGAAAATCAGTCTCGATCAGGCTAAAGAGATGTTCAACTCTGACAGTTGGAACAACGCGGAGCTGATCAAAGTTTTCCTCACCGCCCAGGCGGCGAACACCGAATCACCTGATATCCCTTTATTCAGCAACGTCTCCGCCGTGACGCCCGCTACCGAATCGAAGTAGATTACTGCTGCGAAAACGGTATCCCTTATAGTGTTTTCCTAGGTCGGGTTTGTTCACCCGACGAGCCTTACTGGTCGGAGAACGATCGGGAAATTATTGTCGCATGGCGCATCGAGAAAGCTTCCGAATGTCCCCGCTGCGGTACTAGAACCGACGAGTGGGTTGACAATCCGTCCGCGTATGTCGCGGAGGGGGAGAAATGTCTCGGCTGTGAACGGATCGAATTTGAGATGGAGACGTGGCAGCATGAACATAATCCGCGTGGGGTCCGAATCCGACTTGTACGTCCCGAAAACCAGATTCAGCCTATAGTTCTCCCAGGAAAACCCAACTGAGTTTCTGAAACTTCACCCAGGTTGCCAGTTGGCCAGTTGGGTTACCAGTTGGGTTACCAGTTGGGTTACCAGTTGGGTTACCAGTTGGGTTTAGAGAGTTTATAGAAGGGCTGTCTGTGGCCAATCAGCTAATCACAATCGTCGTCTCAGCTAAAACCGGTCAGGCACAAGCCGAGTTTGCTGCGGTGGGCAGATCCGTTGGGGCGTCGGCCCGTCAGATGGATGCGGCGGCGAAAGTAGCTCAGGCGAGGATGGCGGCGTTTGGGGCTGCCGCGTCTACGTTCGGTAAAATCGTCACATTAGGGGTCGCCGGAGGGTTAGCTCTCTCTGCGAAAGCTGCGATAGATTTCGAATCGTCTTTCACTGGGGTGCGGAAAACGTTGAACGCGACGGAAGGCCAGTTCCTGTCGCTCGCAGACGGTATCAGGCAACTGTCGAAAGAGATCCCGATCAACGTCAACGAGTTGAATCGGATAGCTGAATTGGGCGGGCAGCTTGACATTTCTATCGGCGGGATTGAAACGTTCACTGAGACGATTGCGAAAATCGGGGTTGCAACGGAACTGTCAACTGAGGCGGCCGCCCTCGGGTTTTCCCGTCTCGGCAATGTTCTCGGAGTCGCAGAAAACGATTTCGACCGGATGGGTGCCGCCCTAGTCGACTTGGGAAACAATTCGGCTACAACCGAAGATCAGATTTTAACGTTCGCGCTTCGTATCGCCCCGGTCGGTAAAACTGTTGGTTTAACCGCCGATCAGGTATTAGCTCTCGCCGCCGCGTTCTCCACAGTCGGTATCCCTGCGGAACGTGGCGGGACGGCGGTGCAGCGGGCGTTTATCGAAATGACGAAGGCGATCGACTATGGCGGTGCCGAGTTGGAAAGCTTCGCGAAGATCGCGGGGACAACCACAAGCGAATTTGCCACCATTTTCAAACGGGACGCGGCGCAAGCTTTCAACCTGTTCATCGAAGGGGTGGGGAGGGTCGCCCGGGAAGGCGGGAACGTTTCGTCGATGCTTGAAGAGGTCGGCTTGGGGGCTGCAAGAACGTTTTCGACTATCACCGCGTTGGCGAACAACACTGGCGGTTTAACCCGAGCTTTGAACCTGTCGTCGAAAGCTTGGCAAGAGAACCTGGCGTTGAACGCAGAAGCAGATAAACGGTTCGCGACGACATCATCCCAAGTGACGTTGGCTAAAAACCAGATGAACGATTTAGGGATCGAAATAGGCCAGTCGGTTATTCCGCAGCTCGGCGCGTTGGCCAACATTCTCGGCAACGTCGGGGCCGGTTTCCAAGCGATCGACGGGCCGACCCGGGTCGCGATTAAAGGGTTCGCCGCGTTAACCATCGGTATCACCATCGCGTCGCTTGCCGGTAAAGGGGCGGTGAAACTGTTCGGAGTGTTCCTGCCTGCCGCGATGAAAGAAACTGGGATACAGGCGGTGATGCTTCGCAGCGCTATGGGTGCCGGTTTGACAGCCGGTATTTTCCTCGCCATATCCGCGTTTCAACGTTGGGGTGCCCAACAGAAGCGGAACCAGACGATTACGGAAGATTTGACAACGGCGATTAAAGAGCAGAAAAGCTCTTTGGAGGATCTCGCCTCACCTGCTGTTGTTCAAAGTTTAGACGACGCTGAACGGGCGCTACTCAGCTTCTTCGAAATCTCCCCGAAAGTGTTCGGGGAGGCGATCACCGGCAACACTGTCGCGTTGGGTTTACTCACCGACCAGTATGACAAGTTGAAGGATCGGACCGGCAATTCGATTGTCGACTCTACGCAGCAGGTCGCGTTGATGCAGCTCCTCACTTCACGCACCAACCTGTATAAGACTGCGGTTGAGCAGGCCCGGATTCAACTGGAACAAGAGTCGAAGTTGCAGGCCAACGACACTGAGATTATGCGGATGCGGATGCGGGCGCTCGGTAGTATGACTGATGCGATATCTGAGATGGGGGACGCAGCTAGTTTGAGTGAAGATCAGATCAACGCGTTGGCCGACGCGATGAACGGTTTAGACGATGCGGTCAGTACCAGTCTCGATTTTGTCGACGCGGTCCGTTCACTGGCGGAAGCCCAAGCTGACCTTAACGACACGACCGACCCGTCAATTGACCAGTTTGTCGCCTATCAGCGTGCGTTGAACAATGTGGAGCAGGCGGCACGCGAGTTAGGTCCAAACGGGATACAACCTGCGATAGATCAGATCAACATGATGCGTCAAATGGGGTTGTTGACAGAAAACCAGTACATCGAGTTTTACAACATTCTGCTCCAAATTCAACCTATCGCCCAGTCGTTCGGTTCCGGCGCTGCGATCATCAGCGGCAATCTGGACATGATCGGGTCGGTCGCGGCCAACGCAGGGGTGCCGATCGGTGCGTTCATCAATCTGCTGTTGGGGATGAACGCGGCGATGCTGGGGACGATCCAAAACGCGTCGCAACTGTCGTTGGCTTTAGATTTGGCTATTAACAAGCCAGGCAAGTTGAAGGTGCTTAATTTGATAGGTGAAGAAGACGCGGCCAGTCAACTCGACGGGGTGGCGCTCGACGCGGTCAATGCGATTGCGCGGCGTTTCAAACGCCTATCCGGCGATTTTGTCAACATCGGTAAAGAAGTTGCGAAAGCGATGGGGGTTGGGATTAGGGGCGGCGGCGGCGGCGGCGGCGGCGGTGGTGGTAGTAGTGATGGCGGTGCGGTCGGGGCGGCTGTCGAAGACGTGTTGGGGAAGGCGATGGATACGATCCGGGAGCAGCTCGACGCGTTCACCGGTGCGATTTCTGCGACGCAACGGTTCCGCAGGGCAATCCGCGATTTGGCCGACGCGGAGAAGGGGCTGTTGGATTTGCGTCGGGAGCAGAAGACTTTACCGGACCAGATTTTGGCTGCCGAAGAGCGGCTGCGGCGGGCACGGTCCCGGGCGGTCGACGTGACGTTAGATGAGCAGTTGGCGATTCAAGTCGCGGAGGAAAATCTGGCCCGCGCTCAGCTCGCTTTCGCCCAGGGCAGGATCACTCAGACGGAGCTGTCTATTGCGGAACGTGACTTGGCGAACACCCGGATTGCGGCTACCGCCGACACTGACGAGGTGCGGCAAGCTGAGAACGATTTAACGACCCTTCGCGACCGTCAAATCGGGATTGTTTCAGATTTGAGTGATGCGAACAGTAGCCTTCTCGACGCGCAGCTTGGACTGGTCGACGCGCAAGTTGAGCTGGTCAGGTCGGGTAAAGATTTCAACGACATCGGCAAGGACGGGGTTGACATTTTCCGTGACTTGGCGCAGCAGGTCGGGTTGACTAAAGACGCGATTCAAAGCCTGATAGATTTAGGGTTTTTCGCTTCGGACGCGTTCACCGCGGATCAAAACACCACCGGAGGTCTCATACCCCTCTCAGATGCCGGAGGTGGCAGCACAACCGGTTCGGGCACTTCCGCATCGAATGTGTATACGGTGAAGGCTGGGGACACGCTGAGCGCCGTCTCCGCGTTCCTGGGGGTGACGTTAGGGAAACTGTTGGCGCTTAACGCGACGGTGACTAATTCGATCACCGGCATTTCCCGCACGTTAGACCCGAACCTGATCTTCGCCGGGGATCTTCTCCAATTCGCGTTGGGTGGGGTCGTTCCGGGTATGGTCGGACAGCCGCAACTGATTATGGCTCACGGCGGGGAGAGGATCACGTCGTCGTCGACAAGCCGCAAACAGCACAATGCGGATAGTGGCGGTGGGGTGACGATACAGAATTTGAATGTTCGCGGAGTGTTCGACCCGACCCGGCCGCAAGAATGGCAGAAGATTATGGTTGCGGTGAGAACCGAACTGGAATATGACCGACGGTCGCGTACAGTCGGGATGGGTTGATGATGGATAGGGGAAAAAAGGTAGATGAGGTAAGTAGAGCAAGTAAGGTAAGTAAGGTAAGTAAGGTAGATAGAGCAAGTAAGATAAGCAAAGCAAGCAAAGCAAGTAAGCTGGTAGGTGATTAACGATGGGAACACTGCCGACAAACCGCACCGTTGTTGATTCCGACCCGGATCATGTCAACGACCACAATGAGCTTCACTCCCGCCACAACACTCTGCTCAACTTCAACGGTGACCTCGCTTCCCTATCCGACGTTGACTTGACCGGTTCAGGTGACGGGTTGACGTTGAAATATGATGCTGCTGCCGGAAGGTGGAAACCGGCGACAGACGAGACGACTGTCGCCGCGACTTCTATCACAGCAGACACGATCGACACAACGTTCGGTGTGTTCGACGCCGGGTCGGGTATGGCGTTCGATCCGGTCGATCCACGGTTTTTCTATGCGGTAGCTGATGATCCGACTGAGGGGCCGGGCGGTGTGTACCGGGTTTGGTGCCATGAGGTTGACAATGTGGACAATCCGACTACCGCGACACGCCGCGCCAGATATACGGTGACTGACTCGTGGGGTGGTGACACGGAAGGGATCTTCTTCGTCAACATCGGCGGCGTCTGGTATTTAGCTGTTTGGGCGAACGCGGACGACACGGTGCGGATTTACACGAAGCCGACACCGGTGTCAGGTCAGGTAGATACGGTCACGTCGATCGGGGCGACACAAGGCACTTGGACACCGGTGAACGGTATCTTGGGGGGCAACACCGAATCTATCCGTTACAACCGGTGGGAGGATCGGATCTATGCGATAAGGAACCGTGGTTCCGGGGTTGATGACAACGATAACGACCGGGAACTGTGGTATACGGTCACGGGCTGGTCCACTGCGGCTCTCGGCGCGTTACCGTCGACAACGATGGTGAAAGCAAACACGGGTGCGTTTGTGACCCGGCCGCAAGGCTCATCGCCGGTGCCGAACGCGCAAGGTGACATGGATTTCGCCGCAGAAAACATCATGGTGTTGGCGGGGGTGGCAACCAACACGGTCCCTAACCCGGATGTGATAAACGACTATATTATGGTGTTTTTGAAAGATGTTGGGCAGACGTGGGATCAGAAGTTTGCCGGTGCCGGACCGTTCTATCCGGATAAGGTTTTAGGGCAGACGACACGGGTGAATGAACATATCACCTGCAACGTCGACAAGTTTTATCTACTGTGCGGCCCGGAGCTTGGCACCAGTAACGAAACACTCGTTCACTATACGATCGGCACCGGTGGTGGAACGAGCACAACTTTGGCTAACCCGACACGCACCGATGCGATTTTGGCGCCGAAAGCTGACCTGTCCGGTTGGAAAGAAGTCGCGTCGCGGGGTGAACATGTCGGGACGCATTACACCGGCGATTTGAGTGTCCTATTTTCCGGTGGGGTTGACGCCGGACCGGCGTTACGGGCCGCGCAGACCGCTTTGGGCGGTCCAGGGAATGTGATCGTTCCGGCTGGTAAAAACATTCGGCTGCTAATCGACACGACAGTTGTTTACGACGGGTTCACTGTTGGCTGCCGTTTCGGCAATGCGCAAGGTTTGATAGCTGACGGGTTTTCCGGGTCGGGGCGGGGCCATGAAGGGACGACCACTTGGGCGCCGGTTGTTATCTTCGTCGACGGTACCGCAGCGGGAAGCGCAGTTTTACTGTGGGATTCGACTGATGGGAATCCGCGGTGGGGTGGCGGCGGGATGATGGGGGTTGCGGTAACGGACATGTCTGCCGGTGGTGCCACATTCGACACGGCGATTACGGTGAAAGCGATCAACGATTGGACGATGAAAGACTGTTCAGTTGAAAACTTTTTGAAAGCGAACCAAGGCTACGGGGTGAAAATTGTGGTTGCGTCAAACGGCCAGCCGACCCAATACGGTCATGTGGTTCGCAACCGTATCCAAGACGTCCGGTTCGGAGTGTGGTTGGAGGGGAACAATCCGGATTGGGAGATTCTCGACAACAACATTCAACGGGATTCGCACACACTCGATGTTGGTTCGGTTGGGGTGGGGGGAACAACGAACAAGCTGGATGTGGTGCGTAACCGTATCCAATTTTTCGACGCCGGTGTTGACGTTGACGGTACGGTTGGGGTTAGCGGCGACGGGAAACATGTCACGATTGTGAAGAACCATTTCGAAGGGGACTCGGGGGCTGCCGCAGGCGGATACGCGTATGGGGTTCGAATCAAATCCCCGGTGGGGGCCAAATCTATGCCACTGTTAGAAGGGAACGATTTTGGCAACAGTGCCAAGTTTGCGTCGCTGATAACAATCGACGGTGCGTTGCTGGCCCGAATCAACGATACGCGGCTGCGGGATTCGAAATGGTTGACGACAGCCGACGTTGACTTGCTGAACGGCGCGTCGGCTACGGTGGACGGAACGGCGGTATGATATGGCATATATCGGTGGGTATTCCACAGGTTACGGATCAGGGGTTCCAGTCGTCGGAGGGTTGTACATGTTGCAGATAGGCCGGGTCGGGATCGAAACGCCGTTGGCGAACCCGTTCGACATGTCGTGGCGGTCGACAAGCCAAGGTAGGCAGCTGACCATTTCGGGGCATATCAAAGACACTGCGACGTTGACGGACGCGATCCATCTGAGGGACGCATTGTTGCAGCAGACGAAACGGGCAGGGTTCGACGGGGTTGTGGCTGTGTCGTCGGTGCTAGATCCGACTGTTGACGGGTTTTACATTTTGGAAGACTCGTCGGTTGGGGTGACAGCCAGCTTGGGGGCGTTGAGCAACGGAGGGTTTTTTCCATATCGGATAGTGCTGACCGATTTGAATACGCGCATGTTCGAATCGATCCTGTCAGGGACGTTGCTGAGTAACGACTTAGGGTTGGTGGCAGGTCAAGCGTTCGTTTCGGCTCCGGCCGGGTTCACCTCGTTTTGGCCAATGACCGGTTTAGGTGTCGACGCTCGTGAAACGGAGGAGGGTAAAGTTCCACTGTTTTTCGGCATCACCCCCCCCGACATTCCAGTGTGGACTGTTGCCCCCGCGAACTATTACAAGGGTGCTTGCAAAATCCATTTCGACTCTCAACTCGTTCCCGGCATCCCACTATCAGATACTGTCACCGACACTTGGCAGATAGACAACGGGCTGATCCGGGTTAGAGGCACGTTAACTAACCGCAACATTGAAGTTGCCGTTTGGGACCCGTATCCGCCACCGGCGACAGCCGCCTGGTCGTCCCTCACCCAATTCCAGTTTGAAGTTGACGGAACCGCCTACTTTTCCCCTTGGAACCATATTGTTGTGTTGCGAAACACACCGGAGGAGGTGGCGATACGGCTGATAGGTTCGGAAGGTGATTCGATGATTATCTTCGAAACTGGCAGGGCGACGTTAGACATTTCGATTCGCCGCAGCTCATATTTCGCCCGTGGCTATTGGGTGCATAAAGGATACTGGTTGGCTAACGATTTGACCATTGCACGGTCCGCGGCTGATGCTGCCGTTTCAACCATGTACGGTATACAGGATGCGGCGAATGATGCTGACGGAAACAAATGGTTCATCGGGTCACGTCATACGACTATAGACGATTTGGTCAACGGTAAGCTGAAACGAACTGTGGTTGGGTTAGACACCACATTTGATTTCCACATAGGTGTCGAAATCATCGACCCGTTGAATGTTGTGCTTAACAATCAGGCGCGTGCCCTCGGGGACCAGTACCTTTACCATGTTGCTGAGCAGGTTGCACCGATCGTACCGGGTGGTGTGCTGCCGTGATTGTTTCATGATTACCGAAGAGCTGATGCAGCCGGGCCGGTGGGACCTGACACTTTCCCCCCTCACACCTGCTTCTGTCCGCGACAACATTGTCGAACGTGGACATATCATCATCACAGAGACACGTTTCGATTCGCGACGTTACAGTGACGCTGATTTGAAAAGCTTGTCTGTCTACACGGGCCGTGTGTTGCGCAAAGTTGATGGTGTTGTTGGTGAAACGGGGGTGCAGATCGGCGGGGACTCACTTGCCGGATGGCTCGGTGACGCGGACGGCCGTGGGGTTATTTTCGATGTCACTAAATCGTTTTCTGCAACCCCATGGTCCGACTTCATCACAGCGATTCTGCCCCCCACGTTGACTGTCGGCACTGTCACAAACAATCCGGGTGCGGTAACTGCAGACTATTTCGCGGTGACAGCGAAAGCTGCTTTGGATCATGCCGGGCCGACACCACCGGTGAACGGTGAATGGCGGGTCAATCCGGACGGCACGTTCGATTCCGGTTCGATGCTTGACCTGTTCGTCACTTCTGTCGCCCCTTGGACTGTCGCGACTTTCCTCGCAGTGCATCGTGGCACCCCGTTTGACCCTAACTTCAAAGTTTCGTCGTCGCCGGGTTTAAGCGCAGGGGTGGATGCGACACAGTGGGTTGAGAAGGTGCTGTTGGCGGGAAAAGTCGACGCGGCTGCCGGGTCGGATCAGATCATTATGGGGTCAGCCGACTTGGCTGCCATCGGAGTGGCGAACCCGTACAAAGACTTTTTCGGAAACGCCGACCCGACCCAGGTTGTTGTGGACGATCCGACAACGTTCGTGTCGCAAGCTAACAGTCGTGCCCAGGAGCTTCTCACTGACCTTTCCACCGTTCAGCAGCTCATCACCCTCGACTTGGCAAACTTTCATGTTCAAGGGGACTTCGAAGTTGGTGACACCGTTTTCGTATATTTCCCCCCCCGGCTCGTCGACGTTTCCAACCAGATCCCATATGAGGGTGGTGTCGTCTTCCCGACTGCCCTGCGCGCTGTCGGCCGCACCTGGCCGGTGAAGCGGGGCATGGGGCTGTACTATCGTGACAAGGACGGCGTGTACACCGACCTGTCCGAATATGTGGATGAGACCGGATCGACACAGGTTGTTGTTGGACATGAAGGGGTGAATCCGGTCGGTGTCGCGCAGGGTGTCGCGAAACGAACCGCAGTGTATAACCGTCAAGCCCCGAATATCCCTGCCGATATCATCGTGTCGGTTGACAAGAATGTGATCCTGTCCGGCACCGGGACGATTCAAGGTCACGTCGCGTCTGTCCCGCAGCTTCTCACCGCGCCGGTCGCGACTGCGAATGTGGCGTCTTGGCCTGCCGGATATTCGATCATGTCAGTGTCCGGTGACGCCACCTACCCGTATTCTTCCGGCACGATCGAATCGTGGATTTCCGGTGCGGGCGGTGCCGGTTGGCGCATCAAACAGATCCACACTGGTAAGACTGGTAGCCGTGTCTACACCCGTTATTCCACTGACGGTCTCGTATGGGACGATTGGCGGCTGATGACGGCGGTGGGGCGGAACGGTCAGAACACTACCGCCCTCACGTTGGCGGCGATCAACACTACCGAAACGGCTTACACGCTTACTATCTCCGGTCTGCCCACGACCCGTTTCCAAGCTTTCGTGAAAGCTTCCACATCAACATACGCGTATTGGGCTGCGTCAGGGTCGGTGGTGAAAATGCGTATGGGTATTTCACTCGACGGGGGAGCCACCTGGTCTAACTCACTGTGGATACGCGACTCGATGTCGTCGGAGGATTACGGGTCGCTGATGCGCAGTCATGGGGTGGCCGGTGCGGTTACCGGAACAATCCAGGTTAGATGTCAAGTCCAGTCGACGCAGCTTGCCACATTCGATGAGTTTGAGATAACCGCCGAAGTGTTGAGCACATATTGATGGGGAAAGGTGGAAAGGTGGAAAGGGTTGAGGTTGAGGTTGAGGTTGAGATTGGCGTTGGCGTTGGTGTTAACAGGTTGATGCAACGTTAGCTAAACGTCGCTATCGTCTATTAACATATCCGTATTCAACGTCTTCTACCAACGAGCCTACTGATGACCCCACCTGCACCACCGTCTGCACCGCCACCTGCATCATCCCCACCACCGTCTGCTTCACCCCCTTCCCCTTCCCGTTCCCCTTCTTCCCCTTCTTCCCCTCCTTCCTCGCCGCCGCCTAGTATCCCGCATACTGATATTGCGGCTGCTATTTTCGCGATGGTCGCAGAGTCCCGTGAGGCGAGGATTCAAGCCCACGATGATTTGCGGGTATCTATCGGCCATCTCGACCAGTCGGTTTCGACAATGAACGCGTTGATGGAGGATGTTCGTACCGCGTTGACCGGCGACGAGTTGGGTAACCCGGGGATGGTTCACCGGCAAAACGATATTCAAGGTCAGGTTGATGAGGAGCGTGGGTTCCGTGTCGAGGGGGACAAGCGGCTTCATGCCCGTCTTGACAGTTTCGAATACAGGCTGAATCGGATCATTTGGATCGCGGTCGGTGTCGGCGTCGGATCGGGTATCGGGTCGATGAGTCTGTTCCGCATTTTCGGCTGGATCTGACATGTGGATCTGACATGATTCAACGTTTCCGTTTACCATTCTCTGACAGTGCTGTAGTCGATTGCCCTTCTGCTATCGTCGTCAACGGTTAAACAGCTGGTCGGCTGGTCGGTTAAACAGCTAGTCGACGGTTTCGTCTTTGACGTTGCCTCAGATTTCGGAAAGGATGCCATCGATGTCACATATCAAATCTGCTAAACCTTCTTTCCCCATTTCCCCTGCTTCCCCTTCTCCCCCTGCTTCATATTTCCTTTTCACCCATCAGAACCGGTTTGCGCCGGTCAGGTCTAACGGGCTGCGTTTTTGGGGTTACCCGTCGCGTCGGGCTGGCCGCGCCCCCGACATTATCGTTGTTCATACTGCGGAGAACATCCCCGATTTTATCCCACCCGATTCGGGTGCGGAGTCTGTTGCCAAATATTTCACCGGTAACGCCCGCCCTGCGTCCGCCCATGTGGTTGTCGATTCCGATTCGACTGTCCATCTGCTCCCTTCGACTGCGGTCGCGTTTCACGTCCGCGGCTACAACACGCGGGGTTGGGGTGTTGAGATTGCGACTCGGGCAGCCAAGTGGGGGACTGTCCCTGTCTGGTTTAAAACCGCCCTGTTGGAGGCAGCGGCTATCGAATGTGCGAAGGTCGCGTCGTTGTATTCGATTCCGGTTGTGTTCCGTACGAAAGCTGAGGTCGATTCGGGTTTAGCCGGGTTCACCGGCCACACCAATCTGGACCCTACCCGCCGCACCGATCCGGGTTTCAACAGTAACGAATGGGAACAGTTCCTAGGTTTAGTTACGAATCGTATGGTTGACTTTTCAAACAGTCCGATCGGAGGAGATGATATGCCTTTTCTACCTATCAAACGGGGTGACGGGTCCGGGGTTCGCGCCTTTAAACGGTCCGATGTTGCGGTGATCCAGTCTCTACTAAACGACGTGTATAACACCGGTCTGGTTGAGGACGGCGTGTATGGGGATAGGACGGCTGACGCGGTCGGCCAGATCCCGGGTGCTGCCCCGTCTGATCGCGGTTCGATTGTGACCGGCAAAATGTTCGCCAGTCTGTTGCAGGTTACGATGGGGGCGACGTTTGACCGTAACCTGCGCCGCATATCTGATCCGATTTTGACTCAGATCGGGTCGGATATTGCCAAGTTGAAGACAGGTTTGTCTAGCTGCGAGGTGGCTATGTCGTCGATCACCCGCGATTTGAATGCGGTCGGCGGACGGCTGGACAGTTTGGTGAAGAAGGTAAGGAAGTAAGGAAGTAAGAAGGTAAGGAGAGGATGTTATGGAAATTGTAGGTGACGGTCCGAACAGTTCAAACAGTTCGACAGACGGTCCGGCAGACGGTCCGGCCGGTTCGGGTTTCAATCTCAACGTGTCTTCTATGCAAAGCCCCCGTCCGCGTTCTGTCCTATCCGACTACATTATCGGCCATATCCGCACGTTGACTCCGATCGCAGTCGGCTATCTGGTAACGTTGCTGGCCCGCCAGTTCAACATTGTCGTCTCCGATTCGACTTCCGCATCGGTCATTATCGCAATGTCGAATGGCCTGTCCGCGTTGTATTATGTCGCGGCGCGTTGGCTGGGTCGCAGATATCCGTGGGCGGAACGGATGTTGGGGGTTGCAGCCACACCGTTGTATGGGGATGTGGCGGATAGCTGATTGTTGATAGGTTGTTGTTGAGGTGGTGGGGTGGGGAGGCGGTTGCTTTCCACCCCGCTGTCGTTTCACCCTTTACCCACCGTTCCTTACCTTTCTACTCCACCACTCCTCTACCTTCCTTCTCTACTTCTTCTCTTCCACCCCTCTACTCCATCTAATCTTTCTTAACCGCCAGTAGTTTTGGGTGAAAATTTGCGGGGGGCATGTCCTCCCATATTCTGCCTTTTCGGGCCGGGGTTGGGATTTTCTACCATCTTTATACAGTGATATGTGTGATATTCGATGATAGATAACATTGTTTAACGATCATAGGTTGATGTTATTTAGAAGCATGTAAGGATGGGTAAGAGTAGATAGCGTTTCGGCTGCTGTCAGATAGAGGAAAGATAGGCAAGCAGGCGGATGTTCCACGTGAAACATCAGACGGAAACATGTGTCGGCTGGTGACAGAGAAATGGGCATGTATTTGGTTAACCGAATATCCGCTTAACCGAATATCTACTGGTCGATGACGGCTGGCGCGTAACGTAGATGGCCGGCCGATGTTCCACGTGAAACATCAACTATCAGGTATCGAACATCAGATGCTAGATGCCGAATAGTGAATGGATAGTAGCTTTACCGGGCAGATCCAACCCGAACACGTCAACCCATCAGCTACCCCACACCACCAAATCCCTTCCAATATGTGGCAGTAAAGCAGTGTCTAGTATTCGGTAAACCTAATGTGTTTTTGCTGTCCGCATGACACGCCACCTATATCCCACATAACCGTCATCTAACGTCTGTCTGCCTCCACCTATCAGACATGTGTATGCGATATTGGCAACATATCGGATATGTGTGTGTGTGAGAATGTGGCTATCGGATATGTGTGTGTAGTCAGAATATGGTTATCGGATATGTGTGTGTGGCGGAATGGGACTGGTCGGATATGTCTGGTCTGGTTGTTGGTGGTGTAGACCTGGTTGTTGGTGGCGGCTGGCAGATATTGGCCCTAGGCATCGTGTAGCAGATTTGCTACCGTTGGTGGCGGACCGACGCGCACGGAAGAACACGCGCGCGCAAACAAGGGAGACAGTATGGAAACCATGACCGGCGACACCAAACACGGACCCTACATTGTCTGCCCGCTCTGTCACGGACGCGGCACACAAACTCTCCACGGATACGCGTACACCGCGGACGAGATGGATGAACAAGGATCTGACTTCGTCGACAACTACATGAGCGGTACATATGATCATCCATGCGATCATTGCCACAGTAAACGCGTCACAACCGAAGAGGAATGGGACAACTACAACATCATGATGCATGAGATGGAGATGGGATACTGACAGACAGAGGAGACGACGAACAATACAGAGGAGACGACGAACAATGAGGCCACATCCACACCTACGCAACTCCACCTTCACCATCTACCGTCGCCGCAAAGACGACGCGAAACGCGGACCAACCGGCAGACGCTTCGAACGGATAGCGCTGCCGGGAACCGTCAACCTGGTCCATCTGTACTGGGTGGGACCGATCTTCGTCGTACGCGTACAAACCGGGACGACGAACAGCCGATGACCACCACAACGCTCCTCGCCACAGCCGCAGCACTAGCCATCTGGCCGATACTGCTGTACCTAATCGACCGGACACGACATCGACGGTAGAAGAGATGTGGGGGGCGGTAGAAGAGACGTGGGAAGAGACGGGAAGAGAACAGACGACTAGAGGAGACGACAGACAATGGCGACAGAACAACCAAATTGGAAAACAGACCGAAAGATCAACACTTACCGCATGGCGATAGACGAACAGGAACGACGCAAATTGAGTCTCAACATGATCGACTGGGTCGATACGAACATTGCGCGAGCCCTAGGCGCTTTACAGTCAGAAATCAACCAGCGGCACTACTGGGTCGCGCAGGCGCGACAGTACGGTGCGACCGCCGACCAGATCCCCACAGCAACCACCGCGACAATCAGTTTTACCGAACCAGACGAACAGAGGAGCACAACAGACAATGGCGACAACGAAAACTGACCCGAGCGGTCGATCACTCGAAGAGACCCGGACAGCCGGCCTCTCTTATCAGCAAGACGGTGACGTCTGGTACACGTGGGCGTCGATCCTGTATCACGCCGAAGACGACCCGACCGATGTGTACGACATCGACTATTGGGTCGACGCCGAGGTCGAACCTGGGACCGTCACCGTAGCCGACCCGACCGACCCGACCGACACGGAAGCTCGCGCCGCCCTCTACGAACTCAAACGCGACGGTGACGAGGAGGACTGGAGCCGACTCGGTCGGAGTATCGCCGACAACGCGGGCGACCCGACTTGGGCAATCGAGACACCCGGCGATGATTGAGACACCCAACGACAATTGAGAACAGACGAACGAAGAGGAGACAAACAATGGGATTGTGGAGACAGACGACACCGGATATCCATCATGCCATCGGCCAAATCGCGGCTAGACGCGGTCTAACGATCCGGCGGATACACAACCGCGCAACCGGTTTGTGGATCGTTGCGGAAGTAGCGGATCGCGACCGGAAACATGAACAGGTTGTGTTTGGGGAGCGAGAGATTGTGCGAGAGATAGCGCGGGAACGCATAGTGGAGAGAAAACGTGGGACAGTCAGCGGACATGTACCGGCCAAACAGAGCAGATAGGGAGACGACAATGGAAATTCGCAACGCGACACAAGCCGACATTGAACACGCGATCCAACGCACCACCGGACACTACAGAGACAATCTTCGACTTACCCGACTAGATCGGGTCGGCTACAAAACGATTGTCGCGTATCGGGTCCGACTCGGAGTGATTGACTCGGGTTCGGCAGGCGCAAGCATCAACCCGACAACCGGTCGGAGAATATCTGCCGCATGTTGGCACGCGCACGGGGACTTTTTCACCTACCTACTGATTGACGTACCCGACGCGGAAATACGCGCATCCGGCCGGGCAATCACGCGACACGGCGGTAACTGGGTCGACTACGGACGCGGATCTGTCTACTACCCGTCTGTCGCGTCGGAGTGGTGCGACTGCGGGCCGGTACCGGGCAGATACATTCACTGGTCATCGGAGGCGAAGATGGAAGCGAAGATGAAAGAAAGCGAACTGTCATGACCGACCAGACGAACCAGACGAACACCCAACGATACGGACTGGCGGATGTCGGCTGTTACATCGACGGCTGGTGGGGCCAATATGCGACCGCGCGGCTAGTGCAGATGGCGGTCGAACACGGATGGGTCGATAGCGCCGAAGATGAAAAGTCGAAAGATGAGAGAGCATATATCGCGGCAATCGCGGAACGCGATATGGCATCAATAATGGGATCGTCTGTCACGCCACACATCGGGGTTGATGATTTTCAAACCCTCGCCGACGCGGCCGACGCGTGTGAGCAATGGCTCAACGAGGCGCGGACAACCCAAGATGTGATTTTTCACTGGCACGATGGGGAGCTGTTTTTAAGTCCGTGGTGTGGCGGTGTGGACGGCGTGGATGATTGTGACAACGATGATTGTGCGTGCCATTGCTGACACGTTGACACCTATCGGCCGACGCGCGGAGATTTGCGAACCTCCGCGCGTCCCCCATAGGTATCAGCAACAGATGGGAGCACCTATGGCGCATGAACACGAAACTCCAACCACAATAACCATATGCACTGATTGCTATATGCATGTGGGCAATGGGGACCTACCCGATACTACCTGGTCACCGTATCCCGACGCGCCCGAGACTGAATGTGGCAACGTCGCATATCTGGCCGCGATCGCCCACGAAATTGGGATAGACACCGATGTGACGTTAGGAGCATTAGCCGATAGTGGCGACTGTGAACAATGCACCGCCGACTATCAATCAGGCGGATGCGCCCCATGCGAACCATGGTTTTCATGGCACGCATGTCATATGTGTGGCAGTCAATACGGTGGGAATCGTATGCACGCGACCGCGTGGATACAACAATGACGCGGCGGAAAACAGTCAAAATCGATGATCTACTAGAAGCTGCAAACCGGATACTGGCCAAATCGGTCAACGAGTTGACGCGTGAACGTGCCGGAACCGCCATGTTGCTCGAAGCAGTGTTGGCGGAACACGACGCGTACCGCGGCTACCTGGAGATTGACGAAACCGAGACCGACGGAATACGCGACGATACGCGACGCGTCTATCTGTGATTCGCGACTGTTCGCGACTCCACGACTCCGCACCTACCGTCCGCTACCGGCCCGAGATCCCGATAATGATGTTGGGTCTCGGGCCGGTAGCCGCGGGCCGGTAGACGCGGATGTAGGCGAATAGGAGACGACTGGAGATAAGCACGGCCGACACGACCGACACGACTAACCAACCGAACCGACTACTCCCCACCAAATCGCCTCTACCGTCGCGTGTAGTCGGTAGCAGTGACCGGTACCGACACGTCTGTTACGGGCAGGTAGACGCAGACATAGACGGATAGGTGTAGATGTGGGGATAGGTGTGGGAAACGAAGAAAGAGGACTGATGGTAAAACGATCAAGCGCCGACCAGCCCGACCAGCCCGACCGCTCTCAGCTCCCAGTATCTTCCACCCTTACTCCAGTCTCCAGATCTTTCCATTCCCAGATCCTTCCATTCCCAGATTTTGGCATTCCCAGATTCTTCCAACGATCCTTCCAACCTGTTTCCAGATTTTGGAAAATGGGAAGACCATGGGAAAACCTGGGAGCCGCCAAGGTGTTTTCGGTGTCTAAGGCGGCCGCGAATCCCGGGGGGAATGTTGCTAAGGCAACTGTCAAATCCCGGGGGGGATAGACAGATGAGAAAGGTTGACTAGGTAAACTGTAGCAGAACTGCTACAATGATTAGAGACATGGAAGCGTAGGAGGACAAGTTATGCCAGACGACGGACACGATACAGCCGAGAAGCTAAGAGAGATGACAGAAGAATTGTCGAAACAGATCGTGAATATTCGCGAACACCTCGAAGAGATCGGTGACGAAAGGGTGGAAAGCTTCTCCATTCGCAGCCACATCGAAACTGCACAGGCCAGCCTTGACAACATGTCAACAACAGCGACAAGCATCAACATTCTCGCATGTAAAGAACTGACAGGGTTGCAGGATCTTGCCACAGAACAAGACGAACAGATACGTGACATGGGGAATGTTCAAGCACCGCATATTCTCGCCATCATCCTTCATGAACTATCCGGCCGGATGATGGCCGATGATGACACGACGACACTGTATTGGATACGGGACGCGATAAGCCGGATTGCCCGGTTTGATGATGACGCGACAAGAGACGAGAGGCTGTGGGACGCGTCGGATCTGATGAGGGTAGTAGGGCAAGAGACAAGATGACGCGCGCGCGGGGAGGGGGGAAGGTGGACGGCGCGCGGGGGATAGGGGAAGCGAGAAGGTAGGGGGAGCAGGGGGGGATGGGAGGAGAGAGAGGATAGAGACGGTAAAGCACATCGTAGACGCGACAGGTAAAACAGGCACGAGCATAGGGGCACGACACAATGGTAGAACTACACACAGTCAAGGTTCAACGTGGAGACGCGGAAGTCAAAATCATCTTCGACCATGACTATCCGGAAAGGCAGGCAGGTAGACCGTACGATCCTGCACCGGAATATTACGCAGTGATTCACCTACCCGAGAAAGGGTACACGCCGAAAGGGAAAAAGGTTGAAACGCGGGGATACGGGCGGGTACGTATAGGTGAAAAGGCGGAAGGTGAAGGATGGTCTGTGGCTTGGTACGGTGGATATTTGCACCGTGTTGGAGTGCCCGCGTATGTGGCGACAGACTTACCGTATGGGTATGCGGCCGCGGTGATAGACGACTTCCGCGACGTGATACAAAACGAGATGGCAACGAATCTGGACACGATCGAACGGCAAGCAAGGCGATACGAAGCTGAACAGATGGGGAGACGCGCCGAAGGTTTGGAGAAGCAAGCGGCGATGCTGCGGGAGAACGCGGCCGCGGCGGTAGCAGGTGAAGAGTATTTGACACAAGATGAGATTGAGAGGAAATGGCGGATATGAAAACCAGATATTACAAGACGACCAGGGTGGACGGCGGATCTTGGCATGATCCGAAGTTTATCTACAAGAAAGGGCGGATATATCGGCCGGGGCGGGGAACGAAAGCGGACAGGTACAAGACGTGCAGCGACGCGGTTTTACATGCCTGCATCACCCCGGAGATGGCCGCGTCGAGCAGATGGGGTGTGAGGTGGCCGTTTCGGTTGTGGTCGTTCGAAGGGAACCCGGTTGTTGAGGGGAATGACAAGCTCGGGTTTCGCCAGATCGGGCCGATGCGGGAAGAGGACCGGGCGTTAAGTTTCGGACCGAACGGGGCCGCAGTTGTGAAAATGTTAGAGATGCTGGAATCGGCTAGCGCTCAACAGTTACGAAAACTAGATGTTATGTATAGAGCCGCCAGAAGTACTGCCCGGGACGCCACTTGGGAAGTCACCCGGGGTGTCGCCCGGGGTGTCGCCCGGGGTGTCGCCTGGAACGCCACCCGGAACACCGCCCGGGACGACACCCGGGACGACACCCGGGACGCCACTTGGGAAGCCACCTGGAACACCGCCTGGGATGCTGCCCAAGCCCTAGTTGTAGTTGACCTGGTAGGTCAATACGGCCTAGAACAGCATCATATCGATACGCTCATGGCACCGTGGGTCGCGGTGTTCGGGGAAGATTGGATGGGGGGCGGCTGATGAAACCTGCAACACGGTCAACACAACCGGCCAGGTTCCTCCTCAACAAGTACAGATGCAAAATCCACATTTTCGTTGCGGAACGTCGAAACGGTTT